AGAGCAACTCGCCCTTGCCAGCCAACGCTGTGAAATAATTGGCTTCATGTGCTAGAGAGTTGCAGCTAACAAAAGTTCGACTGCTCCCTCAACGACATCGCTCGCATCACCGGGAGTCTCCTTAGCCGGCGTTCAGTTTAACACCGGATTCTGGGCGGCTATGACCTAAAAGGCTTCTATTCGCTCGAAGAGTATTACGCCACGGACCTCCCCTCTTACTATGAAGCATTGGCCGTGGGCCCATCCCATAACTACTACATGGGACGCGCCGAAGCCGACATCACAGGATGGGTTGAATATTTCTGCCTAGGGATGGCGGAGTCGTTCGACGCCGTTCAAGCCCAAGCCAGGGAGGCCGCTGGTTCGGCAGTCAAGGATCAATCCGCACTCTTGCGGCAGCTCGATGCGAGACAGCGAAAAGCGCTCGCTCTCTTTGAGAAAAACAAACAGATCACGGCCCCGCAGGTTGGCGAGCTATTGAATTTAAAACCACGAACGGCCCGCGAGCTCTGCCACAAATGGACAGAGGGGGGATTTTTACTTGTGTCTGACCCCGCGAAAAAAAACCGCAAGTATGTTTTGCACAAAAAATTCGCCGGACTGATTTCTTGATCCGCTGGGCGTCCGTGATTGAGAAACCCGATAAGCCGCACTTTAAAAAAGTCGAAAAGGCCGCTCTTAAGAAGAGAAAGTCGCGATTCTTGCTGCGATCATTAGCAGGGCGCCAACCTCTATTTACCAGTTGGCACAGCTGGTGGAACGCGATTTCGCCAATGTCCAGCGCGATTGCACGGCACTTGAAGCGATGGGGCTCATTCGCCTGGAAGAAACCGGCGGCGTGAAAAAGTCCAAAATGCCCAAGCTCGCTTTTGATTTCGATCGAATCGAGATTCACAGGCCCTATGTCACCTATTCGCATAACTTAGGTGGCGCGGCATAAGCAGGGATCCGTTCGCACACAAAAAAACGGTAGAGCAGCCGTCCACGTCGAAATTTTCGAGGAGATCGCCGGTCGTGGTCAACCGATGCGCGTTCTCAAACATTTTTTATCATGTTCGCACCTCTCATCTGACCGATGGTCTCCCGGTGTCCCCGCGCGGAATCGCTCGTATTTGAACCGCCTAGAATCTTTGAATTTATGAGGCAATCAATTTTCTGTCGTAAATAATTGTTCACAAATAATGGAGCGAACTCGGCTGCGGCTGATATGTGTCGAAAATGGAGAGTTCACTGACAGCGTGGCATTTAGTGAATTACTTCGTGATCCCTTTTGGGGATTCGTATTGAATCGCCCATCAGGCTCTAAATTTTTTCGGGCAACGTATCGCCAAGCTTGAACCGGGATACCTCTCGCCCCAGCTTCGAGCTCCACGTCCACCAAGTTCTCTGCGCTATCATCGATGATCACGATCTTCCGTGGCTGAATTCGAGTCTTATCGAGAAAGAGTGCAAGTGCGCGGCCTTTCCTTGAGCCGGTAGAAAAGATCACGCCATCACTCATAAGAACACCGTGACCCAATCTTGAGATATCATTGACGGAGTCCCGGCTTGTGACAATGCCTAGCGAATGCATTTGGGCCAGCGTAAAAGGAATCATCTCTGGATCTCGCGCAGTCAGTGCATGCAGTCTGATACCAGCGATCACAAGATTGTTTAGGATATCGGGAGTGTTCTCCTCAATCAGCCAAAGTCTTGAATGATTGTTCAATTGGTCAAAAACCCGTTGGATTACCTTCGTTAGAAGCTTGCCTCTTACGCCAAGACTAATGGCTTCACGAGTAAGCTGTCGGAACCAACGATTTGAACCAACACCGTCGATTGAGTGAAAAAGAGTGCTGTCGATGTCAACGAGAACAAGCGTGTCCGGCTCGACCTCACTCAAGGCCTCTTTCATCGAGCTTGTTGTTCTGGGACTCGCCAGACACAATGCCGAATACATCTGTACAAATAAAAGCAGTACGCTGACATAAGAGCGAAACTTCATGGCATTTCCTCGCGGAACGAAAGTTGATAGCCAGACGTCGAAGCTATGACCACTCAACACGCATTATTTCAAGATGGGCTCCCAAGCCATCTCACAGTTCGTAAACTGCAAGACATGCGCTCACCGGTGAACCGTCTCATTTTAAGTCATTGATATCGACGAGCACGATATTCGGAGATGGGCTTTGCCCATGCCGGTCGGCAATGGATGTACGCCGAGACAGTCAGTTCCGCGATTGTCTTTGTCTTATTGCTTTTCGCTGCCGCAACAACGTCGTAAGAAGTCGAGACTGCGAAGATCAGGAAAATCATGGGTATGTGACGCATTCTCACCTCCGATGAGATCGTTCATCGCGTTCATTTTTTGGGTCAACAAGGAGATCGCTCCTGGGGGCCTGAGCGCGTTCAAATGAGCGCTGAATAGCAATATTGCAGGATCAAGCTTCGCTTTTATCGAAAGTTGAAATCGACTTCTACCAGGAAGTCAGTATTCAAACAATTTCCTTCAGGTGGCCAGAATGGCGGTGCATTTCAAGACAAATTGAGGAAGTAGGAGAATTTCATGAGCCCGGCATAATGTTGTCAGGCTCGCATACAAGATCGAAGTTTACGGGGAACCCTTGGACGGAATCCACGTTAAACTAGAAGTATTTGCCATTAGAAGCGTGGCAGGCACCCAGACGCTGCCGTTTTCACAAGGATAGCTATACCGAGGCTTTCCGTGCTTGTCGAAGCAGGTCTTCCCGAGACTATCTCTCAAGAGAAGTTCACACTCTTTGGTGGCGGAGTTGAACTTTCGACCGATGATGACAGATGCATGGCTATTTAAAGGGCCATCTGTACGCCCGTGCAAGACTCCAGGCATGTACGAAATCGCAATCGGGATGGGATGAGGGCCGCTAAGTAGTTCTTGGACTTTGCCCTCGCGAGCTTTGGCCTCTTGCGCCTGTGTGGCTTTGCCCACTGAAACCATGCGCCTCCGAAGCAGCGGTATCCGCGTTCGATCGAGGTTGGGAGATACGACTTCATCAACTATTGCCCAGTATTCAGCGTCGAGTTCCGGATCAGCTTTTGCGATGAAGATTTGGGGCGTTGGGAATTTGATTTGAAGATCATGGCTTTCACAAAAAGCGACGAGGAATGTTTCTGTCGATGTGACCGGATCGTTGAGCTTTGCTCCAGCTATGACGGCTCTTAGATTGTCAGCGAGATTTTCGCCTTGAAACGAAGCGGTGCCAGCCGCGAAAGTGGTATTGGCTGGACAGGAGAGCGCGCTGGAATTGCCTTCTTTGGAGGTTCCTCTTTCGAGTCCTGACAACGCTGATTGCCACTCATGGATTTGATCGAGTGAATTCCGTAGGAACTCGACCGTCGATCTGGGTTGTGGTTTACGGTTTGTTACTTGAGATTGTAGTGCAGCATAGCTTTCAAGCCAACGTTGATCACAGACACGGCGCTCGTTACTTCTCGAAGGGACCACCGTTTTGATCCAAACGGACAGTCGAGCAAGCATGATCGGACGCGGCCGCATGATCACAAGCAGCAATATTGAAAAGCACGAGTGCGGTTGTTATGGCCGTCGCACGAGACATTAAACCCATTCTAATTGATAGATTCGCTTATCAAGATATGCAAAGTGCTGCTGAAGTATTTCTTCTGGCCAAGTGGCGAGGAGGTTAATTTTCAATAAGCCGTTGGTCGAGTGCTGTGCCCTCCAGCCTCTCGCAAATTGAAAATTCGCCTTTTGGGGCGGACTTTGATGGTGATTTCGGACTGCCCCTACTCGCGCGCCTTCTTCGCAAGAGCTTGGTCGATTTCCCAGACGGATTCGGCGATCAGTGCGTAATACGCCTTTTGCCTTTGGGGGCTTCGATTGAATTCCAAACACGGCTGGCCCCGGAAGCGGGTTCGAGGTGATGGCAACACCCTCCCTCGCATCCACACATAGCTTCTGTCTCCCGGGAGCCGTCCCACTCAAAGTTCTTGTGATCGACGACACGAAGGACATGCATGAGTTACTTCGGGTGTTCCTCAAGAGGGAAATGAACGTCGACGTAACCGAAGCTCCGTCAGGCCACGCCGGGATTAAACAAATTCAGACCAATCACTTCGATCTCGTTGTCTGCGATCTTATCATGCCAGACAGTAGCGGCCTTGATGTCATGGCGTATCTCCGAGCCCGCCTCGAAATCGACACATGGTTCATTCTTTTCACCTGCGCGAAAAACACCTTAAGCCACCGCCAACTCGAAAACATCGTCGCCATCGAAAAGCCAGGCTACGAAGAACTGATCGAGACGATTAAATGGCTGGTGTCGACGCGGTGACTATGTGGTGATCCCGAACGCGGTGGTGGTATTCGGCAATTGAAATTCGGATCAGTTACGCGAATTAGGCAACAATTCAGACATCAGGTCTTTTTTGAATTTGTCGTCATCTTTATCTGGGCATCCGGGCACGAGCCGCTCGTAGTCCTTCATGGCGGCAATCATATCAGTCATCTCTTGAATGAGGTCGATCTTCGGATAAGCGACATACCCTTCTTCGTTCGCGTCTGGATGTTGCGGTTCATATATCAGACGTTCACCATGAACCGCCGAAATGGTACATTGGGTGCCTGCGCAATCGAGCTTCTTTCTCTGATAAGCACCGCCTTGCGGGATGCGGGTCGAATTGATGTTCACGATATTGGAAGCGATCACATCCATTCGCATGCGTTGCTGCTCCTTTAACTGACATGCACTCAGCGACTCAGTTGCTGAAGAGCTGACCGCCGGGATTACAAAGAGGCAAAAGACAGAAAGTACACATCCCAACTTCATTCGTCCCTCCAGCATTATTGAGCAAAGTTTCGAAACCTAATTTTACACCGACTCAGTATCCACCAAAGTAGTCCTGTTTGGTTGGCTCGAGCTGCTTCTCATCCTTGGTCCTGCCCATGGTGACGACAAGTGGGCACCTGAGACATCCCGCACATTCGGATTGGTGCTGATGACACGGTGATGCTTGTCGGTGATCAACCGGCTATCTATCGCCTCAGGACTCTTCGTCTCAACGAAGCGGGGTCAAGGGCGAGCGCTACTCTTACTATCGGCTTACGCTGTTAGGCTCGCGCACGAGGACAAAGTGTCATTCGATTACTCGACGGGCCCATGCATAATTTTTCTTATACCATCCTCGGAAAGGTCGCACGTCGACACCCGGACCGGTAGAATCAATAATTTCGTCGGGGCTAATATAGGACATATTCTCACCAGGCGAGAACTCTCGGACAGTGAACGCTACATTGCTGCATTTGGCGTCGCAACGCTTGGTGGGATCGAGATCATCGCGGCGGGTGCTCGGCTCGCAAAAGACGCTGATCGCCTGAGAGCTAACTTCTCCGCGATCGAAGGCCTTTCACCAGCTCAAATTGCGGAGAAATTCTCGTTGGATAAAATCCCTAATAAGATCATAGATATTATTATTCCAGCGGGGACCCGGCTTCGAAAAGGGACTCCCGCGAAAGTGATGTTAGGCAAAGAATCTCGAGAGGCGCCTCGTCAGTGGGAAATTGTCGACAAGGCCAAACCAGAATGGTTTAAGAATTTCCGGTTATTGAAATGAGGAGCGCTATGATGTCATTTAAGGGAAATAAACTTATATTCTACGGGCATGTGGTTACTCTCATGCACAAGATCGATAAAATTGTAGAGATCCCTCAGGGCCTTCTGGTTCTCACGGAGTTCAGCTCATGGAAGAACGATCGCAATGCGTATCTTGTGGGTCGCGATGGTGTTGTGAAATGGCAGATCGAACAAGTCGGCACAGATCCAAAGGCCGGACCACAGCCGTATACAGGAATAGGCATCGATAAAGACGGAAACATTCACGCTCACAATTGGGCTGGATTCGCATGCCTGATCGATATAGAAACGGGAAAGATCATCAGCAAGAAGATGGTGAAATAAAAAAGGCACAGAACGGGCCAGGAACTTCTTGTTGAATAAAGATTAGCGAGAGGCGGACTTGAACCGCCGACCTGCGGATTATGATTCCGACGATGCAGCCGAGCATATTATAACGCATTGAAATTACAGATGGAATCAAGCTTTCAATGGGCTGTATTTTTGATTGGTAGGAGGCGCGGGAGCGCGATGAAAATCGGGACATTGACAGCGTGGCGGTCGCGTTATAACATGTTATAACTATGAAAACGTCTGTCAGAAAAATTGGTAATTCCTTAGGTATCATTCTCGGCAAAGAAATCACTGGGCCTCTTCAGCTTCATGAATCGGATGAACTCGAGGTATCAGTGGCTCGCGACGGACGAACAATTTTAATTTCTCCTCTCCTATCGCCTCATGCGGAATGGGAAGCTTGGTTCAAAACTCACCCTAAAATCAAATCGGAAGGCCTTCTTTTAGATGAAGACGAGGGATTAGCCGCCGATGAGGAAGAGTGGGTTTGGTGATGAAGCGAGGCGAAGTCTACTTAGTCAGTTTGAAACCGACCGAGGGCCGAGAAATCATGGGAAAGGGTCGCAACGAAGCTCGGCCTTGCGTAGTTGTTTCGCCAGATATTTTAAACGAGCGGTTGGGTACAGTCATGGTGGCTCCTATGACCTCTAAACGGAAGAACTTCCCATGGCGAACGAAAATAAAGTTTGATGGAAAGCAGGGCGAAATCGTGACCGAGCAAATCCGCACCTACGATCGAACGAGCCGTAGATTTATAAAAAAGCTGGGATCTCTTACTGCCTCCGAAATGCAAGACTGCCTTTCGCAGCTTCGACTGATCTTTTCATAGCGATAAGAAAGATGAGATCCAGAGATGCGTCGTAATTTTAAATTTCTAAACTACCTCTTTCTTTCTCTTCTGCTCTCTTGCGCGACGACCTCTAAAAATCCGGCATTGGTGCCGGAAAAGCCCGCTTCAGCGAAGTCGAACAAAAAGCCCAGGATTATATAAAAATGGTAGCGAGAGGCGGTATTGCCTACCCATGATAAGTACCTAAAATGACGTAAATCGATTGTGCGCGATTCGCCAGAAGAGGAAATTCGCAGCATCTGCGTCGATTTGTTTAAACCCTGAACTCAAGCCTTTGCCTTAAGCGGAAACTTCGCGGGCTCCTGAAGAGAGGCGAGGCTTAGATCAATATCTAAACTTTTCCAATAAAGATGGCGGCCGTGGACCAGTTCAAAGTCATAAACCTGCTCGATCGTCGCCGATTTGAACCACGGAAACTCCTCGTAGTTCAAAAAATACTCCCGCCCCAACACAAGCATCCAAATGCCGAATTGAGAGATGTGAAGGATTTCAGCTTTCGAAATACTTCTTCCACGCTTTAACGATTTCATGCTGATGCTCCTCAACGACTTTTTGCAACTCAACAAGCTGACGTTTGGAGAGCCCGACAAAGTCTGCTAACGAAACTGTTGGCTCCAACCAAAACTTCGCTTCACCATCAGGACATGTGACATGCACATGCTGTCGAGTCTCTTCCCGCGAAAAGAAAAAGAACCGATACGCCTTATATCGAAAAACCGTCGGACTCATTAGTTAGCTCCGGCTTACGCCTACGCCCATTCGCGACAAGCGCTCATTCATTAGTTAGCTCCGGCTTACGCCTACGCCCATTCGCGACAAGCGCTCATTCATTAGTTAGCTCCGGCTTACGCCTACGCCCATTCGCCTATGAGCTTCGGCCTCTGGCCTTCGCCCGCTCGCACCGAGTGCTCGCTCATGACAAGCGCTCATTCGTATTCATAGTTTTCAATTGTTCGACTTCAGAATGAAGTCTTTTTCTTCAAAAGATCCATCATAACCCCGCCGGAGCGACAAAAAATGGTAGCGAGAGGCGGACTTGAACCGCCGACCTACGGATTATGATTCCGGATAAACCACGGACGCAAGCGAATGACTTCGCTTTTTTCGACCTCAAATGAGGTGTGATTTCATATGTTTGGCATCCATTCTGCCTTGTCGATCCTGGAATCATACCTGCCGCAGGCCTCCTGCCTGGAATCACAGTGGAATCAGTCCTTTTTCTGACGCTCAATGCTAACAACGTTGGCTTCTGGCGCGCCGATCTCGAAAACTGTCGCCTTCGATACAATGTGGTCTTTCGAAAACTTCGCGTACCGCTGAGTTGTTGTGAGTGACGCGTGCCCAAGAATCTCGCGAAGCTCCTCGAGTGATCCACCAGCCATCACGAACTGGCTCGCGTATGTGTGCCGCATGTCGTGCGGTCTGATGTACTTGACTTTCGCGATCCGGCAGCACAGCCGGTGGAGCTGGTAAATCCGAAAGCAGCTCTCCGGCCGCCCGTCCGGACGCGGGAATACAAAGTCGCCTGGATCCGTGAACGGGACGGAATTTCTGCGCAGTAGAAATGCATCAACCACAGACTGGTTAAGACCAAGGGTCCGAGACTTCTTACCCTTCGTACGCTCGCGAATCGCAAACCCGTCTTTTGGGTCCTGAATCTTGCTTATCTCGTAACGACTCTGATCAAGATCGATGTCTGAGTTATAAAGAGCGAGGGTCTCGTTCTCCCTGGGACCACCGTTGAGAGAAAAGATCGCCCAACAGAAAAACACTGGCCCAAAAAACTTGCCGACTGATACGCGGTATTCCTCACGCGAGTTGGCGAGACTCTCAAGATCCTTTGCGATTGCGAGGTAACGCGCGCACTCCTCTTTCGTCCAAAACGTGCCCTTGTCTTCCGGACGTCCTTCATCGCGAGAGGCTACCTTCGCGACCGGGTTCGCGATCGCGTGATTCTCCAAAATCGCATCCTCGAAAAAGCGGCTCAGCAAAGCACGAATCCGATTGAGATACGCATCGGAGAGCACATCCTTTCGTTTCTTCGGATACTTCGCCGTCTTTGCGCTCTCAATAAGATCTTCAATATGATCTGGCGTAACCGTATGCATTAGAAGAGTTCCGAAGCGCACGCCGCTGACAACACCTGGATTGATGTAGATCTCGAACTTCGCTCCTTCGTCAATCCACGTTCCTTTGACTGCCGGCTTGCGGCGACGGCCGCGAATCATTCCGATGACCTCGCCTCTCTCGCGGCGACGCATGAAGACCTTGGAGTAGGTCTCGACGGCGATCGGAACCAACACAGCTTTCGGAAGTTCGAGACCATTTCGTATCAGTTCGCGCTTGTCTTGCTCAAGCGCCTGCCACTTGCGCGCGCTCTTTGCGTTCTTGAACCGCTTCTGAATGAGCTTGCCGCTCGCATCTCGCACCGCATACTTGCGATTAGCCATTTCTCAGGCCCTCTTTTTGAAGACGGCGCATCTCGCGAATCGCTTCGAGCGTCGTCTCACCGCTCGCGATTTTCTCGCGAAGCTCGCGACATTCGGCGATGTGACGAGCAAGGAAGCGCACGTCGCGCCCTTGCTTCTTGCAGTCGATGAGACCGATAGACTTCCAATGATAAACCGTGAACGGGTTGACACCGAAGTGCTCGGCGACCGCGTTGACTGTGTACATCGGTTCAAGATCTTCGATTCGCATGATTTCAGCTTTCGCCGGCGCCGGCGTCGCTGCTACACGCGGCTGGCGAATTCGCGGCATCGGCTTCTGCTGTTCTTCCTCGTGCCACCATCTGGCCTTCCCTGTTTGAGCTCTCACTTACTCCCTCCACTACTTTCAAGAATTCGTTTTTCGTCGTTTGTTCTGGCAGCTTTATTTGAGTCTTCGCGTTCCGGTGCGAGAGCCAGATCTCGCCGAGAACTTTCGTCAAATCGAACCGAATGATCGTCATTTCCTCTGATACGCCTTTCGAATAATCTCGCGCGCCTCAAAGATTTCGTTTTTTACAAGAGGATTCGGTGATGCCAGAAGCTTATCGATACGCTCAAGAGCTACGCCAAACCGAACGACTCTATCTCCACGCCGCTCGACCTCAGCCTCAAGCTCCTTGATATACTCTTTCGCCGACGCCAATTCAGCTCCGTTTTTGTCTGCAACACGAGCGTGCATGGAGATATCTTCTTTCAAGCGATTGATAGTCTCTGCTTCAGTCATTTTGCTGACCGCTAAGTGCCGCTTCAGCGCCTCATCCCAGCCCCACTCTGCGTATGCCATAAGCTTATTGGCCAGATTCGATCCTCTCTCGAATCCGTTCGCGATGATGTAGTCATAGCAGTCTTTGTTCGGGAACGGGACCCGTGTCGATTCTGCGTCGGTCATCTCTCGTCCTTCGTCGGCTTATCATCGGTACACGCGAAATGTGAATCATCATCAATATCAAGCGCATCTATCGCAGCATTAAATCCCATCACGAATGCGAAAGCCTCGCGCTCAGTATCGAACTTTTTTTCAACAATAACGCCCTCGTCTTCATGGCAAATCTTGGCGTAAATCTTCTTGCTCACTTCTCACCTCCTATAAACAAATTACGCAGCATCTTAGCGATCAGCTCTTGATCATGCTGGGCATCCCACCACGCGATACGCCGTTCAAAAGGTATTTTGAGGCACTCGGAACATGTGCACGGATTCCCTCCTATGTGATCGCCGTGGTTGGTGTACGTAAATGCGAAGGTGTCTCCGACTTTAATCTCAGCCCTGCATATCTGACACTTTGCCTCTCGCAAGCCATCGCGAAACCATTTCTTGTGCGCTTCTTCGTCGGCTACCATTGGCTCGATGATCAATCCAGGGGTCCGCTTGGTCTCTCTCCATTCAGTCATGACTCACCCCCGGCAGAAGTGCCGGCATATTTCCGACTGAGTATGCTGATTCAAGTTCCGACTTCGCCCAAGCACCGAACGTGCGACCATCAGGCAAAACAATGTGCGCGAGGAACTCCTCCTCGAACGTCGTGATGTTGCTACCAACGGCTTCGAGTTTCGCTTTGACGACAAGAGCAAGAGCACGCCAACGTTGACGGCATGCTTGCTCCCATGCCTCGATAGCATCATCGTGAGATCGATTCCGGCGCCCACCAGGCGTGCGTAGGAATTCGCGAGAGCTTCGATCTGGAAGCGCAAGTTCAAAGCGAATCATTCTCCCGTGCGCGCGGAAGCCGATCACCGCGCGTTCATTCTGCCATCCATACATAAACTGATCAGCGCCGTAACGCGCGAGCGTGCGCTCGATCTCGTCGCGCGATTTTTCTTTACTTACCTGCGTGCCTTTTGCGTAGCTGCTCATCGCCTCTCAACTCCTTTTCTTGTCATCGTGTCGACCGAGCGATTCATATATGATCTGATGTCTTTTCTTCCGGTGTGCGCTTTCACGTGCTTTGCCCGAATCCATCGATCGCCGATCAGAGTATTGATCTCGGAAAACACCTCAACGGCCGGGCGCGGACACTTATTCTTTGAAAATGTCCAAAACGCTTTTACACAACTTAGGTTGTCAGCATTCACGAAGAATCCATCAAGGTCCGGATAGCGCTCGATCGCTGCAACGATCGCGTGCTTGATCGCACTCATCTCAGCATGATTGATGTCATGAGAGTCGATCTCGACCGCGCCTTCAATCACTCCCGCGTGGCACTTTCCACGCCACGCAATTCTAGCTCGGCGCCTTGAAGGACTAAACGATGCATCGGTGTAAAGCGTGATGAACATCTGCGCTCCTACTCGCCGGCAACACGCGGAGCCCGCGCATCTCGCTCTCGATATGCTGCGACCTCAAACAGATCGCTAACATAGAAATGAGGGCCGAAGATCGGCTGACCATCGAAGCGAAAGCATTCGCGCGTCTCATGCTCCTCAGCGGTCATAACGGCTTTGAATGCCGTTTGTATGATCTCAGAAAGCGTCATGTGCTCAGAAAGCAGCCACTTGCGGCCGAATTGTGTTTCAATGACTCCACTGTCGGCGCACGCGGCAGGAAACTGGGCCTGAATGTACAGGTGCCCATCGGCCAATTGACCGAGATAGAACGACCAATTTTTGTAACGGATTCGGTTCAGAATCGTGCGAACTTTGACGATGTCCATCATGATATCACCTCTGGTGCCGGCCAGTTTTCTCGAATCCAACTGCCATCGACTTCCTGCCAGTGTTCATCGCAAAGATCGGCTGGCAGAATGTGCAGCCCCTTTAAATAGGTTTCTGGGTATCGAAAGTACGCCACAGCTCTATCAACTTTCTCGATGAAGACCGGGCGTGACATAAATGAACGATCAACATAGCCGTTCCGTGTGACCGGCTCCGTTCTTATGATCGCTTTTCCAATAAACTTTTCTAGTTGATTCACGATGCTTTCTCCTGTTGGTTGTCGATGAATTGAATTGTTGTAGGAGTCGGTGTCTCGATCTTGCCGTCTGGCAATTCGACGATCGCGACGGTAAAGTTGTGCCAACCGTCATGCCCGTCGTCGGCGCTTTCGAGGCCCCATCTGTGAAACATGCCGTATCTGATGACGTCTTCGTAAACGGTATTATAGCCACTGCCACTGACGTACTTTCGTGTCGTAATCTTGCATGGTCTTCCCTGATTTTTCACTTTCACCCCTTGTGGTTAATCTCTGCATACACCATTTCGAGAAATCCGATGCAGTTCTTATAAATGTCGAGCCAATAAGGCTTGTGCTCTGGATCTGCGTCTTTGAACCCATTCCACGCTTTGATCAAGTGTCCGATTTTCTTGTTCAGTTCTGGCGCACGAGCAACAAAGCGCTCATGCGCACGCGGCGAAAGAGACTCGAACTTACAGAAGTTTACTGGAAGCTCTTCGACCGGAGTCTTGCTCTTTCGCCTGCGCTTGCTCATTTCTTCGTTGCTCCTTCTTGAATAGCTCGATCAAACGCAGCTTGCTCCTCAGGAGTCTTAACGTAGAGCGCAGCTCCAATGCCGCCGAACAGGACGCTAGCAACGACTCCAAGGGCCTCGTCGACTGTCAGCATGTCTGCGCGCCGATTGTCGACTTGGACATTGAAGAGGTAGGCGCTCTTCTCTCTCTCAATGGTGATCCGTTCAAACCGCGCCATTAGAGCGCCACCCGCACGTCTTGATAGATCCGCACGCCGGGAATCTCGCGCGTACCGGCGACGACGGCCGCACGAAGCGCCTTGTCGTTCTTCATAAGGTACTCTCGCGGAAGTTTTGATTCGTCTTCGACTTCGAAGACCCACGGCCGGCGAGTGTTGCTCACCTTCATCCCGCCGACCTCTTTCAGAGCTTCTTTGTGTTCTTTGCGGATCTCGGTAACTGCGCGCTCGGCTTCGGCTTCGGCAACGAGATTGCTTTTCGCGAGTTCGGTTGCGTCAGCGGAGCCGAACATTTCGGCGATCGCGTTAGCTTCTTTTTCTTGTTCAAGCTTCGCTCGCGCCTCTTCTTCTTGTCGCTTGCGCTCGGCCTCTGCACGCGCGAGTTCCTCGCGACGGACGTTTTCGAGGTGGCGCTCCCACTTCACGAGTTCTTTTTTGATATGTTGCTCGGCATTCTCGAGCGGCAAAGCGATCTTATCTGCGTAGTCACGAATCCGCTTCACTTCGTCATTTAGCGGCTTTGTGAGCGCTTTTTTTAGGTCCTCAACCTTTTTCAAGTATGATTTGACCTGCTTTCCGACCGTGGTCGCATTCTGCGCACCATCTTGATCAGTAACCGCAATCGTCATCACGGGTTTCACGAAAAGCGTTACATCCGCTTGAAGTTGATCGAATTGCTGGATCTGTTTATTTTGCTGGGCTTGCATTTTCCACCTCGTTTTTTAGGATGTCTCGAAGTAGCTCGAGTTCCTGCGTTGTTAATTGGAAGGCTTCTTCTTTTCCAAAAAATTTTTTGGACTTCGCTTTCATCTGCGTCGCAGTTAGTTTGAGCTTCACAGCCAAAAGCCCAATGTCTTTACCGATAATCGCTCGCTTGTCCGGAGACGGAGGCGGCTCGGCCGGCGGCGGCTCTTTAGGCTGATCTTTTCGCGGATCAGAATCACCGGGCTTCCAGTTCTTAGCCTCTTCTGCCGTCTGAGGAGCGTAGTTCTTGAGTGGAGCGGGATTGGCGCCCGCTGCCGGCGCAGCCTGCTTTTCTTCAACCGCGGCTTCTTCGGATTGAGCAAAAGACTGGATCACGACCTCGCCACTTTCAGTTTGCGTGGCCTGCGGTGCTTCAGCGCCTTTCGGAGTGACATCACGAGTGAGCTCAAGCTCTTCAGCGGTATGGTCAAGGCCCATCAGAACTTCAGGGAAAATGGCGCGCTTCATACGCGTGATCGCACGAGCGCGGAGCATATCCGTCGGATAATTCTTCCAAACGTCTTTGCCGAGAAGGCCAGCAGCTTTCGCCTCCTCAATCGTGAACTGGAACTCGTTGTAGAAATCATCGTCGGGACGCTTGACTTTGATCTTGCAAATCTTCTCGTTGCTCTCAACGTATTGGATCGAGACTTTTGGATATTCTTTTCGAATGCCCGCGAGCAGCAGTTCGGCTGAACAGCCGGGTCTCCCGTTGACGACGTGAATATGCGAAAACCCAACCATCGGCGGCAATCCGAGCTCATAGGCTTTCAGAGCGATGATTGTTGCGGCTTCCGCATTTTTGATCGTCGACGGTATCAAACCTGATTTGAACGCGTTCGAACCAACTTCCTTCAACTTTGCCCATTCGCTATCGCTCGGAAGAAGCGCGAGCGCCTTTGATGCGTCACTCATTCAAAATCTCCTGCGTTAAAAAAATCTGGAATTTCAACTTCATGAATCCCGAGCGGATATCCGCGCCAGAATTTCGGATTCTCTTTTGCTGCTTTGATTGCTCGAAGCGCGCGCCGCACGTTCTGCTCGCCGGCATATAGAGAGGCGCCTCCGATGCGATAGACTTGCACGCCCCAAGGGTCTTCCTTCTCGCACGCGATGAGATTGAACCGGTCGAGAAATGTTCCGAGGCACTCGCTCATAGTCTCGAGATAGTAGGCCGCGCTGATCGGGTAGCCGTACTTCGCAGCATCGAAAATGAACGGCCGTCGGCTGGCGTCCGTCGTGCTCTTGAGATCGCTGACCTCGCGGCCCTTCCATGCGTCTGCACGGCATTTCTTGATGATGCCGGTCTCCGCATCACGAGAGAAAAACGTGTGCTCAACTTTCGCGCCATCGAGTAATTCACGTGCGACCGGATGCTCTGCGAGCCGCTTGTCCATCGCTTTGATTTGCTCGAAGTCGTCCCAAGAAATCGCGATACGGCCATCTAGCGGATCTGGGTCCTTGCGATCCTTTTTTATGTAGTAGGTCCGCAAGAATTTTTCGGGTTCGAGCTTGAACGTGTGAAATGCATTGCCGAATCGGAAGTGTTTTTTGTCGCCAGCGAAGAACCGGCGCTCAGCATGATCGAGCGAGCGGAGAACGGCTTTGATCGTCGTCGATGACACTCCTGGACAATCCGGGTGGTGGTAAACACGGATCGGTATATCTGCGTAAATACCCGGCAGCGTTCCGTTTTCGGCGCGAGCGATCAACTCGCGCAAAACTTCTTGCTCATGCCTGTTCAGTGTGTGTATTGACATCGAAAATCCTTACGTTTACGAAGGGCGCACGTCGGCCCTACGATTTGACAACGTGTCAAGTCGGTCGCTAGATTCAGATCTGTCGTGTTGTTACCTGGCTACGCCCTGCAGTCGTTGGAGACGCCTTTGAGAAAATCCTCCGTGCATTCCAAGAAGATCGACATCAGTCGAAGTGTTGGTGGCGGAGGGACTCGGTGTCCCGAGAGGTATTGGTCCATTGACCCCTTCGAAACCCTGCTCTCAAACGCAAGCCATTCCCGCGTGCGCCCGATTTCTCGAAGTCTTTGCTTTGCTCTGTCTGCTCTCCAAAGTGTCGCTTCCATACCTTTGGATGTAAATCTCACTGTCGATACTGTCAATATGAGTTTACTATCCGAAATGATAAACCGTGCGTTTCTCCCATGCGGGGCCTGCGCATGAAGTCTAAGTATGCGTTATTTCTAGCAGAAAACTTAGATGAGCTAATGAAGCGGAGCGGCGAATACAAGTCTTCATTGGCGAAGACACTCGAGATTTCAAGACCTCACCTGGATGACATCCTCAACGCTGCGACGAATCCAACCCTTCAGACGATCGAGAAAATCGGTACTCACTTCGAAATAGACCCGGCACTGCTTTTGATGAAGGCCATGGGTAAACAACGAGCCGATGGTTTTGTTGAAACTCCAGGCCGTTTGCTCGAGCGAATCGCCACCGAGACAACAAAGCTCCGTGCTGCCGTGGGCGACATCCCGGCCGACATTCTTGACCTGCTCGTGAAAGAGGCCGCAAGCGGAAGCGATGGCATTTTCGTCGCGATCCGTGAGCAACTCGGTGCCACGAGCGTTCACGCTGGGAAACAGAAATCAACAGACCGCTCCTCAGGTCGTTGATTCAGATCTCTTTGGCACGAGATTAATGATGTCATCGTTCAATCGCTTGAGAGCGGCGACCAGCTGGTCCCGGGTCTCCTTCTTCTTCAAGCCAGCAAGCACTTCGAGAACATCGATGTCGGGCGTGATCACCTTTCGTGCGTAGATCGTTGCCACGATCGCCGGAATCAATCCAACCCATATCGGCCCTGGCGCCAGGGCGCTAACGGCAACGCCGATGCCGGTGATCGTTACTCCTCTCACCATCGCCTTCTTGCACACCAGCGTGTTGTAATTGAGAGCTAGCATAACGACCACGGCAGCAAGAGCGAGAGGGTTCAATGCGATGGCGCTCGTCAAGCCAACGGCGGCCAGCACTTGCGAAAACTGCTCTTTATCTTCCTTCGACCAAGCGAGTACGAGGGACACGGACGCGATCGTTCCACCCAACACGGTCTCGATCGCTTCTTGGCCGTTGATCGTCACGAGATCACGTGCCAACTCCTCTTTAATGCCAAAACCTCTCAGCATCTCATAAATGTCATCGGTGAGCTGTCCAAGCATTGGCATTCCGGCGGGTGAACTGAGATCCGAGAAATAGGCTCTCGTGCCCTCAGAGAAAGACTGAATATCCGACCACCCGTTCTTCTCTCCGACCTCGAACGCGCGCGAAAGTGCTTCCCCAATCGTATGACCACCATCGAGAACGCGGTGGTTGCTAGGAAACATGCCTCCGGAAATCCCGTTCTTAAGCCAATCAGAATCCATCGCCTTCGTGACTTCGTTTGAGAGAGAATTCAGCGAGCGAAACCACTCGGTCCCCGCTATCGAATTCGAGATGTCGCTCGCCGCGACGACACCAGAGTTCCAGGTCTTCTGAACAGCATCCGCGACGTGGTACTTATCTGCCTTCTCTGAAATTTGAGCTTTCACGCTTGCCAGAATCTTCGTCGCTTTGTTTTTCATGGTTCCCGTATCGGGAACCAAACGACCTAGCTTTAATTTCAATCACGTTCCCCGGAACTCGCGCAGCCGAAACCATACGTTCTCTCATCAAATCCAAAATCACTTTTACGTTCCTCGATTCGCGTCGCAGAAGAAAGACCAGCTGGTCGTCGTCCAAAAACTCGATCCCATCACGCATGCGCCGAAGCACGAGCGCATGATACCGCTCAAAATCAGAATCCATCTCGCCCCCAACAGAGGGAGGTCTCATAACAAGTCGGATTTTGAGTGTGTAGAGAAATGCGAGAAAACTTTTTCGCTTTGCTTAAGAAGCTACGGAACTACTCAATCAAACTTGGAAATTCGCCGATAACACTCAGTGATTAATATGACATTATAATGAGAGAGAGCGATGCAGGTCAGAAAGCGGATGACGAAAGTCGGTACATCTTATGCGATCATAATCGACAAGCCAGTGCTTGAGCAGAGCAAACTCAAGCCAAGCGAGGACCTGATTCTCGACGTGAGTAGCTCCTCGATTATCATTTCACCGATTGATCCGAAACGAGACATTCCGCTATCGCAAGCCTCCGAAGAAGACATCCTCAACGAGTTGCGCATGCGATTTCACACGCTGAAGGGTCACTGACAAAACGGCAGCTTCTTCACCATCGCAGTGATCTCCGCGATTTTTTGATATCGTCCGCCATCGCGCAGGACGGCCCAGTAAACGTTCGCGCGAATGATCGCCCTTTTGTACTTCTTCATCTGTCGATCCATGATTCTGATGCCGCAGTCGAGATTGAGAAGTGGGTTCGTGATCGAGCGCTGAGCGAGCGGAAGATTTTTGTCCTTCGCCCAGTCGAAGGCGCAGAACTTCGCCCACGTGATGTCCTGATAGCTCAACTGCAAGAGCCCTTCGCTCACGACTTGGCGGCCCGTGATCGGATCGGTTCCCATAGTGCTTTCGGTGTACTGAGTCGCCGGGTTCCAGTTCGATTCAAATTTCGCCGTTGCTGAGAACATCTCACCCCACGCGTTCACTCGCTGATCGACCGTGAGTGAGTGATACTTAGGACAGAACCTCTCGGCGTCTTCCGCCTGATCAAACGTCGGCAGCAGCTCGGCGATGATCTTGAAGGTGTGATCGCTCCAAGCCTTGCGCTCCGGATGTCCTTTTTCCCACGAGAGCGGCACGAAGCCAGCGGCCGGCGGCATCGGTGTAGATGCCGGGACCGGAGTAGCGGTCGCGACCGGCGTCGGGGCCGGAGGCTTCGACATTGCGAAGCTGGTCATTGATACGATCAAGGCGAAAACGAAAGTCAGGAATTTCATGTTGAACTCCATGGAAGCCCGTGCGGGCGAATCACATAAAGAAGATCTGAACGCCGGAGAACGGAAACGATGCGAACCTCAGCGCCCTGGGCCCGTGCGATCTCGACTGATGTCGTCGTAGATCCGCCGCCGCCAGCTTCGATCATGAGCCCATCGCCAAGAGCAATTGCGACGTGAGTGACTTTGCCGTCTTTGCCGAAGAAAAGAAGATCACCCAGGTCCGAGTCCACCACGCAAGCAATCAAAATTCCGTGATCAAGAAAATGCATCGCAAGAGCGTGAGCAGTCTGATCACCAGGAGGATCGAGCTTCAAAAAATTTAGTGCGAGCTGCGCGAAGCCCGAGCAATCGAGGCCCGTCTTCATGCTTGACCCGGCCCACACATATGGAATGCGAATGTAGCCAGCCAAATGAATCAAAAACCGCTCGCGTGCCGTCATGCCGCAACCCCTCGCATCAGCTCGATTGCCTGTTTTGGATCAATGAAATCAGCGTCAGATTTCAAATCGAGACCGCAGCAATATTTGCCAAAAAGCACGACGGCTTCAGAGCAGATCAATTGGCGCTCACCGTTGTCGCCAAGAGACCGCAGCGCGCTTGTGATAAAGCCTGGATACTGACTTTTCGCATACGATTTGCCGTTCGCTCCATGAAGCCAACCAAGCGCATACTCCTCGCTTCGCACTTTGAGCGCAAAGCGATGAGCGAAAAGATGGTCACGCAAAAACTCGTCGACCGCCGTCGAATGAAATCCGACACCTGTCGCGTGCCAAAGAGTCTTTCCGTCCACTATAATTCCGACGTGCGAAAACTCCGCCTTCGTAGCGAGCATAATCGCACGCGAAACGAGATCGGGTTTTAGTTCGCGACTTGCGAAAACCTCGAACATCAGTTGCCTCCGATTCGACAGAGTGGCTGGCTTTTTAAATCGTTGAGCTCGCGCTCGAGCTGGAGATATCGCTCTTTCCACTGAAGCGCGTAGCGCACAAGGTCTTCTTTCGTCGCCGCGTCCATACACCAGGCCTTATGGAGGTCATCGAGCGAGATTTCCTTCTTCTCGCCCATCGCGCCATCCTTGAGCCTCAGATTTCCGTCGAAGTCAGTTTCAAGGTTGAACGAAAGCGCATACGGCTTCGGGGCCGACATCGGTTTTGCGTTAATCGCCTTTATAGCGCCAACCGGCGGCTTCGGCGCGTGAGCGCACGAAATGATGACGCTACTTAAGAGAATCGCGAAAAGCGTTATCAAGGTCTTCATCGGTCGTTGTTCCCGCAATTTTATCAGCATTTGCTTTGGCCCTGGCTTCAATCTCTTGGTCTTTGATCGACACGTCGAGATTGTCCTCGCCTTTTTTGATTTGCTTATCGATAACCTTCTCGACGATTCGCATTGCGATACCGCCGAGAAAGCGAGCGCCCCAGCCGAACCCCGTCAGGAACGTCTTACCGATCGCGGTAAGATCGATCTCGCGGATAAAGATGAGGACGCTCTTTAAAAACTTCATTGACCGATGGCTTTCTCGACCATCTTCTCGAGAGCTTCAACACCAGCTGTAAACACCGGCTTATTGATTTTCTTTGCGAGAAGCTTAAGGCCAGCGAGCGGTTTGATGTTGAGCTTCAAGCCGGCCTCGACACCAATCAATCCCTCGAGAAATGATTTATTTAGACTTGCCGCTGCTTCGACGGTGGTGTCGGATTTCGCGTCGACGCTGTACGAGCCAGCCTCTTCGCCGCCAATGTGGATTTTACCTTGGACTTCTTTTCCTTCAAGCATGTTCACTCCTTGCAAATGTTCTCAGAACAAGTGAGGAGTATTCGACCGCCTGGCGGATTTCGGAAATCAGCGGCAAAGCTCGCGCGATCTTATCTCGCGTATCTGGTCTTCGACTTTTTCAATACGAGTCCACTGCACGCGCTGGCTTTCGGCGATGTGCTCAATCTTCGTCGCATGAACGTTTTTTACTTCGGTCATCTCTGTCGTGAGCGCGAGTAGGCCGCGGTTCGTCGCATTCAGTTCGTCTTTCATTTCTCTGAGCGGAACGAAGACGAGCGAGTGAAGAAGGACCCAGGCAGCAGCAACAGCGGAAACAAACAGCGTTGCCGAGATCCCCAAAATCAACTCGACTGAAAGTTTTAAAACCTGCGGCTCGGGCATTACTCGCCAACCTTTGCTGTGATCATCGCCACAATCTCATCCACTTTCGATTGCGGATAAACCGAAGGCCCGGCCGCTGCGATCACTGCACGTGCGGTTTTCGGGGCTCCCGTGAGAAGCGCCATTGCGATGGCTTGGAACGACGGATTCGCAAAAAGCACCGACGGCTCAATGTCCATTTCCTTATTGTAGGCCGCAATTTCGTCGAGGATCGACAAACAGAATTCACGCTCTTCGCGCCGGCTCATAACCGCCTGCTCGTGCGCGAACGCCGCCGTGATGTCTGTTTGCTCGACGGTATACGTGCCAGGCTCGCCAAACCTTTCACTCGCAAGCCACTCATCAGCTGCCTCTTGAGAATGAAACACTCCAAGGTTCGTTACATTGCCGGCCAGATTTTTGACTTCGATTTTAATCATTAGTAATTCCCAACGCGCTCGATCGCGATAAAGTTATGGCTGGCCGACGGATAGAGAGATATTGTGCTGGTGCAAGCCGCGCCTATTTTTAGGGTCTCGCCGGCGAGAAGCCGAATCGTGTCAGATCCACTAACTGCATAGCTAAGCGTCGCACCGCTGCCGACGACACGCCCAAGCTCCGAGTAATTAGTGCCGTTTTTAAGGGTCCAAAGCTCGATGATTGATGACGTCGAAAGTGCGGTTGCGGCCGATAGAATAGATGCTTTCACGGAATACCGACCGGGCGATGGTGCGGTGAAAATACCTGTGGCCGGGTCATATGCAGATACACCATGCGTAGACTCAACGTTTTGTCCGAAAACAATCGTTGTCAGACTGCTTGTAACCGTTTGTCCAGCTGACGTCGCGGCTCTTGCTGCAACCGAATCACTCGCCGCGATCTGCTGGCTTCCTGTTGGCAGCTTCTCAATATTGATAACGCTTGCTGCCGATACAGTCGTACCGGCTGCGCCGGCTGTCGAGCCGTAAAACGTCAGTACATCACCGGCTTTTAGATCATATTGGTCGGCGAACTGTACGTATGCAGTTGCTACGGTTGTGTATTGAACGAAGCCTTTTTGCGCAACGCCGTTAATGTATGCAGCAAAAGCGCCATTCGTTACGCCGCCGCCGCCGACGCGGAGTTGGCCGTAAATCTTATAAAGCCCTTGTGACGGTATATTGACCGAATTACCAGATACAATTCCTGCTTTGTCGAAAGCAACGCTTCCAAACGTGATTTGTGTATCAGTAGTATTGATCGTCTGTGCATTGGTCGGAATGATCTTCGCTGATACTGGTCCAGAATTTCCGGCATCGCTCGACATCGTGACAGACGAAGACCAGCCAGCAATCGGCACTCGTATCCGCATCGTGATGATATCGCCGGCAGCGAGAGTGGCCGGGCTTGCCTGGTTTACAGCTATGCCGTACGAGATGCCGACGGGGTTCGTTCCACTGGTCGTTCTTGCTTGATAGACAGCGACCGAGGTAGCGGAGTTAAAAAATGCCGTAAGACCATATTGAACAGTCGCAGAAACATCTGCGAGTTCTCCGTCGCCAATCTTTTGGTATGTCGAATCGACGAGCTTGGCGGTATCGATTGAAAGACCAGGCGGAAGATTAATTACTAAGTTTGCCGCCGTGGGCGCACCACTAAGTGCGACCTTAACCTCCATCTCGAGCATGTCGGTGTCTTGGCGCCATTTTCCGCTATACGTCGCGTTTGTTGTCCACGATCCAGTCGGCGTGAAGCTCTGAAGAGAACCAACCGGCGGTCCTTGCGATTTCTGCTGAAGACCGACTTTGATCTGATCGACTTTGAGCTGAAACGACGCGGTCGTTGCCGTTGCGTTGTGGAGGATCAGGCGGTAGTTGGTCGACGTCGCAGAAGCTTGAAATGTTGCTGCTAAACCGTATTGGACACCGATGACACCGCCGTCGAGCTTGTAACCGGACGGTTGAATCACTTGCGCGGCATCAACGTCATAGATGTATGCTTCGACGTCGGAGTCGACGCCGGGTGAGCCGCCCGAATAAGTGCCGGCCACGATCTCATATGCGAGAGAAATCGTGATCATTTTTGTGCGGGCTAGGCGGTCAATTTTAAAATCGTATGACCAACCCTCGCCCTGCACGTTGGATGCGGGATGCGTGAGAATGCCGGACGACTTTCCGGCCAATGGCAGGTTTGTCGATGTTCCAATCGTCACACTTGGGCTGCCGGCCGCACCATCGACCGGCATCGCTTGCGCAGCGTCTTTGTATGTCTTCCAGCCTGCGGCTGACGATTCAAAGCCGCCATTCAAAATGTAATTTACATCTGTAACCGACTGCTGAAGAATCGGAGTTACCTGAGCCCGCGCTGGTGTGACCAGTGCAAGCGTCAGGACAAAGGAAAGGAGCTTTTTAAGCATTTTCATTAGAACATGACCTCCGTTGCGGATGGAATAAATCTAGCGTCGTTTGTGTCTTCTGTGCCGGATGGCGCCACGCGGGTTAGCTGCACTTTGATCAGATCTCCAGGAGAGACCGCAAAACCGTTGATCACTCCGACGGCTGATGAAAGATCGTGCTCAATTTCGATGTACTGATTTGCAACCGATAGTGTTTTGTCACCATTCGTCGATGTGAATGTGTTTGCCGTCGAAGTGATGGCGTCCTGGTTTTTGCGGATCAGGGTTGCGACCGTCTGCATCTTGAGTGCGTTCGCCGAGCCGGGTGAATAGTACCCGAGGCGTGCCTTAATCGGTCGACCAGCAATGTAGGACGAGGGAACCTTCAACCACAACACCACAAATTGAGACTGTCCCTTTTCAAAGAGCCAGACCTTTTCGTCGTTTTCATACGACTCAACCGGAGCAGAGCCACCGCCGGGCTGCCAATTTGCGCCACCACCGCCACCACCGCCTGAGCCAATCGGGATCTTGGTTCCGTCAGATTGCTGATGATAAACAGTGCTGTTGTAGACATACAGGCGCCTTTTCGTGGCACCTGGTGCCGCCGGATGACCTGCAAGTTCATCAACATCAAAATATTCGAAATGCCCACGCTTCAGAAGAGCATCGACATCAGCGACGATTTGATTAAGACTCGTTTCTATTCCGGCAGTTACTCTCTCGAGCCCAAGTGTATTGAGCAGAGCTTTGCCGGCAACGGGGAGCCCCGCTCTGTTGTCAGTTACCGCCCCAGCCCCAGACAATCCCGATACAGCAGAGACATCGAGCGTTGCGATCTTCAGATATCCATCCGGAGTCGCCGGCGCAGTTGGCGAACCACCTGGTATCCCGGCAACGATCAAGATCTCAGAAAGCCAGTCGGTCTGAACGTCTGAATCTTCAGACGCGATCGTACCCGCGGTTGACTTGACTTTTCGTGTCGCCTGAATGGATGTCACGCGTCCGGCTTTGATGCAGACGATGTCCTTTCGCGCGAGCGATGCGTGAGGAGCATTGATATTGCTCGTGACTTGCGACGGCCGATATAAGAGACGATTTTTAGGCTCAGGATCGGCTTGAGAGGAATCAAACTGAAAGCCTAGACCGGCTCGAATCGTGACCGATGTCGGCGTGGCGTACTCAACGAGAAAGCTATCGCCAAACACCGCATTGGTCTTTCGTTGCAGGATCTCATAAACGACCCGATCGTACAGCTCCCGCTCTACTGCCGCACCGATCTTGTTGAAGTCTTCGAAAACAACCTCGACTCCATCTCCAAAATTCCTACGTGGCATTGCTACTCCAAGCGCTCGATAATTCTGTATGGCACGCCAAACGCTTTCTCGCGATCGACGGCCGCTTTGATGAGTTCAAAAAGTTGAAGAGGAGACTCGGTCGTACCCATGAAACATTCTCGACCGAAAAAGTATTCACGCGAAAAATGCGAATAAGGTTCATGAAGCTGTTTGTCGACCACGATCGAAAATGCGTTCATAACTTCGACCGTGATGATGTCACCGCGGCTGAAGAAAGCACCGCGGCTGAAGAACATCGACGACTCGTAGTCCTCCTTTATCGAGCATTCACCGACGATCAAAAGCTTATCGACGATCGACTTGATCGCCGGATGGTTCGACTTATTTGAGATATTCTGAACGCGGACGGCATATTGCCGATCCTGCTCGCCATCGACCTTCTCAACATCTCGTTCGGCCGCATGAGCCGCAAGTGCTTCACCGCGGGCTCGCGTAATGAACGTATCGTCAAGATGCGCTTTGATGTCGCCGTCAAGGGACTCGAGAGCTGCCGAGATACCGCGCAAAACGGCTGCCTGAAGGCCTTCATTTTCGAAGAACCAGGCCGGCAGAAACGTCTTGAATTTTGCGTACCACGCATCTTTTGTCATATCAGTTTATCGACATGGTTCCAGAAATCAGTTTTTGTCCGGCGACTCCCGCAATCGATCCAGTCGGTGCGTTCGTAAGAAAATCAGTAATGTCGTTCGTTCCGGCCGGCCCGAAAACCGCGAGCATTGCGGTATTCGCAGAGATCCGATCAAAACCCAGCCCCGTCGGGATCGCATCGATATACTTCGCCATCGCTTCGGTAATGAGCGACGAATCGTCTTGAAGAGATTCGTAGTTGGGGCCAGCAGGGTTCAACGTATATTGCGCCGACCAGTCAAGAGCGTAAGCGACGGCCGCAGCAACATCGACTCGAACGCCGCCGGCGCGAACTGATTTGATAGAGCTAGCCACGTTCGCAAGCAGCGCCGAATTCGCCGTACCATTCGCATCAGAAATGTAGAGCTTCGCGCGCGGGATCAGAAACGATAAACCGCTGGGGCTCTCAGTCGCGTCGTCCCATTGGATGACGCGAATAACCTCTTCAACCGGAGTCGCCTGCACAACGCCGGAGACAGTAAGCGCCTTGGCTTTGATCGCCGCGATCGTTGCTCCCTTAAGCTGCCTGATGAGGTTCTTGATGGTCTTTCGATATGTCGGCGTATCTTGTTCTGCGGCGCCGCCGCTGAATTCAGCGTCGTTCGTGACCTTAATGGTCGGGTCAAGGAGAGTTGACTCGATAAGAGTCGCCTTTCCTTCTGCAACGTTGCCTGCCACTCCCGCCTCGACGGCTTCAACTGAGGCATTGACGGAAGTGCCAATCATCGTCACATCGAGAAGTGTTTTGAAGCGAATTGACTGACCGTTCGAGTCGAGCGGCGTCTTAACGATCGTTCCGGCCGCAATCAACACGTCGCCGGCGGCCGCCGATGTTCGAGAGAAGATCACGATACCGACGGCCGGCTGAGCATCCGGCCGCGCGAATTCATCACCGAAGTGATCAACAGCGAGGTCCTGAATGTCATCTGGTCCGCCTGTCTCCGCTGGCCCTCCGGCAAGATCGATAAACGTCTTCTTAAATTGATCAACGATGAGACCCATCGACTCGCTTATTGCTGTCGATGCGGCCCCGGCGATGCAGTCTAGAATCGAACCTTCCGAAAAATCGGTCAGAGATTCGTTGCCGCTCTGAATCTCGTTCTTAATGATGTCGTAAAGTTCTTGCCGCGAGCGCGCGCTCATCAGAATGACCCCTTGTCGAGGTTAAAACCAAATTCCTGCTCTCCGTATCCAACGAGCTTCACGCGAACGACGATCGTCACTCGGTCGGGCTGCAAGTCATCAGACATCATCGACACGCCAAGGACCGACTCAACACGTGGGTCGCGCGGGAACTGCTCGCCGATCCTAAGCGCGAGCGCCTGTCGGGTCGCGAGCGTCCCTGGAGCATTCAAGAATCGTTTGATCCCGACGCCATAGCTCGGACGATGAATGAGCGACCCTGGCTCCGTGATGAGTCGCCTCAGCAGCGCCTCCTTGACGTTCTCGAGACCAGAGATCGCCATGAGATCACCACCATCATCTTTTTTTACGAAGTCCGACTTATGCATGATGTCGGTGAGGAGAATTTCATTGAGCAATGCCATCAGCTCACCGTGCCCGTCGTCGAAACGTTACCGCCCGTGCCGGGGCCACTGATTACCGTTCCTGTCGTCGAGACAACCGCATTCGCTTTGATCTCATCGACAACGGCCTTTGCAACCGCATCGCAGAACTTCTTTAAAACCGTGGCGTCGTCTGGATTTCCAAACTTGCCCTTGATCTCGGTTTCAATTTTTGAGGAGAGGCTCGACTGCGTCAGCGCCATCACTTCTCCGTTTTCGATAGATCAGAGAGCATCGCATTGTCATCGACCGGAGAGCTCTTAATCGATAAAAACTCAGCCGCGTTGTCAGGAACGGACGTGTAGTAGCCGAGATTTCCGATGTGTTTATGCTTCGCCGTTTCATCGAGATCCTTCGAGTACCCAGCCTTAAAGACGTTGCCGAGAACAATCGGCTCTGTTGGATCATCTCCACCTCGTCCGAGCAGCACGGCGGTGTCGGAGAGCAAATGCGCCTTCTTGCCTGCAAGCGCTCGCACTACTGTGTGACCATCGATTGCCTGAAGTGGAATGCAGTCCTCTCGTGAGGTCAGACGGCGAATGACGAATGCCTGGTCAGGATCTCGATCTGCGAAGGCGATGAGAACAAGGTCATTCACGACTGGAAAGCCGAAAATCCCGGCATTTGGCCCCGTCTGATCCCAAGTCATTCGCGCGACCGCCGGCTCCATTTCGGGGAAGATGTCAACTTTCACACGCAGCACCGAGCGATCAGTCGCGAGCGCCAATCCCGTAATTTTCGCAATCGCGATGTGAACGCTTTGATCAGAGAAAAAGCTTCGAAAGGCTTCTAGGTCGGCTGGCCCCATGTCATCCACCCTTCTTTTTTTCGCCAAGATTGATGAAGTTAAGGAATCCGACCTTCATGGAAAATCCTTCATCCTCAGACATGGTGAACTCAACTGCCTTTGTGTAAAACGTTGTCGAAAATTTTCCAGCCGAATTCGCGAGCGCTTCCGCGACGGAAGGTTCATAACCGTTATCCTTAAGAAACTTGATTCGCGCATCGACAGTGGTATGGCGCGAAAAGCTCTTCATATCTCTTTGGTCTATTTCGATATTTATCGGCGTGCCATTGCGAATTTTTGTAACATCGTATTCAACGCCCCTTGAACCGACGGCAATCACCATCTCCTTAGTGGAGAAGCTACCTTCAATCTGCTGCCTCCAGATCTCTTCAAATGTCTTTTCTCCAACCTTGATAAGCTGTTCCTTAGAAACAATATTGGTAATGAGGAACCCAATATATGGGGCAATGTCCTTCTTCACTTCACCTTTGGCATTGAGCTTTTCAATTTTGACCTCGTCCTTCGGAAGTCCGATCGCTTTCAACCACTCATCTGTTGCCTCAAGCGGAATTTTCGCCTCAAGAACCTCTTTTTTTTCGATATTCAACGAGCGAAGCGATACATTGAATCCTTTTTGGCGTCCGAGCTTTCGCTTGAACTCCAGTTCTTTGATATTTTTGCCGTATAGGAACTGGTACTGCTTCAAGCCGTCATACAGGTTCTGAGGCTTTGAAATAACGAGCTTGTCGAGTTCAATAAATGCAATGAGCCCAGCGCGGCGAATAAGATCTTGAATGACATCCCAGTAGGTATCGTGTTTGTGAGAGTTTTTATGCGCGCCGAGTTCGTTAAAGTCCGGAGCGAATTTACCAAGAATTGGAAGCTCTGCTCCGGTCCGATTATCAATCGTGATGTCGCCGATCGTCTTTAATCCAGATAGTAATTCTTCGAGAATGGACTTGAGCGGTCGGCTTAAGTCCAAAGTACCTTTATCATATTTTGCATCAATCAACAGAGCGGTGTAGTCGCGCCCCTCGAAACTGACTGTGCGGGAGTTCTCATCGAGCTTGATCGACTCTTCATCTGCAAAGCCAAGAAAGACTGTGTTGCCATCGCTTGGTACGATTTTAGAAGGAACCCCTCCGTTGTCGCAAAGCTTTTTCATGTCCTCGAAGTGAATGGATACTCCGAGCGATCGAATGCATCTTGGATCAAATGGGAAGCTCTTATAATCAAGATCAGCGGAAAACGTATCGGCCGTGCTGTAATCATTGATGCTGACAGCTACACGCTTGGCTCGAACTTTAATCCTATATTCCTTTTGTTTTTTCGGATCAGACTGAAATTTGAAGTCCTCCCATACAACCCGAAGGACCATCGCAGCTTGCGGATAAAAAAAACTCACCGACCGACTCCCATGCGCAGTCAATGCGCTCGAAGTAGTCGACTGAATCTAGCTTTATCGAAAACGTGGCGACCTACAGCCGAGGGATCTCGAGAATCTGAGTACTCACGAGCTCTGTTGAGGTTAGATGGTTATGATCATAGATTCGTTTCCACTCGTCTGGCGTGCCATAGAAGCGCGCTGAGACCTTTTGGAGTGAGTCGCCGGCGATCGGGCGATATCGAGCAAGTGGTACTGTCTGGACAATCGACGCGAACCGAGTCCGCATTTCTGCAAGCAACGATGCGACATCCACGAAACTCGACTGGACCGTTGAGATATACCCAAGGGCCTGATATTTCGCCGTCAGCGCACTTGAAGATCTCGAACCAGACCCGGATGCAGCGCCGGTTGACGCTCCAAATGAGTTTTCTATTGAGCCCAAGGCGGCGTTAAATGAGTAATTGATTTGACCAACCCGACGCTTCGCTCTCAATACTTCATTTTGAGCATACTTGATCAGGCCGGCCGCGCGATTGACAGAATTCGCAACGCCTTCAACCGTCGAAAGAACGCTATCCACAAATCCAGTCACGGCCGCCACCGCCGTCGCAACAGATCCAATTGCATCGTTTAATACTTCGCCGATCGAGGCTGGAACTGATGACGGAACTTCAGACCGAAGCGCCTCAAGCGCCTGAGCTTTGCCTATAAGCGACTTATTTACTTCGTAAGGAATCGCGTTTTGCTTCTCAAGAAGCTGGTAGTTCCTCGGAAGGTGAAAGCCAATGATCGAAAATGTGAGCTTATACTTCAAGTCACTGAGGCGCTTCAGATCCCAATCGCTGTTTTGCAAAATGGCGTAGCGCTGCCACTCGCCCATATAAATCCTGAGGACATTACCGCGCCTTCTGATCTCGTCTAGTTGCTGCTGGAGTTCGGTCGCGACACCATAGTAATCCGTGTCACCGAGCGGATATTTCTTATCCTTGAACCGCCCGTTGATCGTGATGTCGTTCTCTTTCGCGCCGAGAACGTGGACCGATGGCTCTTCATTGCCAGGGTAGTAGTCCTTGACGATCCTCTGCTCGCCGCCGAACGAAAATGGGACCTCAGGCATCATGTTCCCGACGAGCGCAACCGTGTCTTTCGGACCTGTAAGCTCCTCGATCCTAAAGCCATCTGGGAAGTCATGCCCGCGAAGCGCATTATCTGGCTTTCTCGAAAGCGGGTTCCGAATCGCATTCCCAGCGCTATTGAGTGCCTTTGCTCCAGAGTCAAGAAGTCCCATTTAGAACGCTCCAGCGTTGCTTGTTGAGAGCGAACGGCCCCTTGCCTGCGTGCGGTTATTCGCAGCTTTCAGGAACTGGCTCTTAAGTGAGAACGCAATGCGATCGGGCTCCATGTTTTCTTTAAACGAATTGTTGATGTGGACACCGCCATTTACGTTAACGTTCTGCTGAACGATGCCCTTTCCTTCACCGATCTTAGAGAAATACTTCTCAAGAATGTCATCGACACCCGCATTGAAGGCATCGCCGAGGCCGGCCGATGGAGCGATTGAGTCGAGCCCGAATTTCGACCGAACGTAGTTGATCATGTTCGTGATCCCTTGAGTGATCGCGAAGTAAAGCCCCTGGAATCCAGCTATCGTTTTAACAGTTGTATCGGCGAGAAGCGTAATAATATCGACGAGCGCTCCGACATAATAGCTGACCCTAAAGAGCGGGCTGATGAACTCGGCAACCCCATCGAACGCCACCATGAATGCATCCCATAGAAATCCAAACGCCGTCGTGAACTTGTTAAGTGCAAGACTTATCTCCGGCAACATGGCGGCCAGCGCTTTTGCATCTGCTATCTTTGCGATCGCCGCCGCACGTGAGAACAACTGGAGAGCGCCCCAAATAATTCCAAGAGGAATCAGAATGTGCTGAAGAGCCAGGCCAATCGCAGTAAAAACGATCGGGAATCGAGCGCCGGCGGCGATCACTGCAAAGATGATCCCAACCCATTTCAAAATGGCGCCGAGATACGGATTGGCCTCCATCATTCCGACAGTTATCGTGCCGAGAGCCGCCGACACGATACCAAGAATCGGATTCGCAAGCCTCGCGATTCCGGTAAGCTTCGATAAGATCCATCCAAGGAACTGCATTTCACCGGCGAATTTCATTATATGTCCGGCCTGCCTGAGATCCTCCGATGCCTTTTTGATTTGCATCAGATTCACTATGGCTTTGACTGGATTCTTGATTATGCCCTCAACGACACTCGATATCTGCTTGACGACCTGAGCGCCCTCTCTACGCAGGTAGTCGTTCACCTGATGAAAAATTGGTAACAGGTACTTCAAAAGCACATCTCCAAGCGGCCTCAAGATTGAGAACGGCCCTTTGATCGCCTCGCCAAGCCTACGCATTTCACCACTCAGGCTCATCGCATTCGCCTTCACAACATCGACGTTGCTCGAGAACTGAGCGAGTGCTTTCGTGAGCACTTGAAGGCGCTTCGCAGGCTCCAGAGCGTTGAATTTCTGCGAAGACCCGCCAAACGGCTTCATTGCAGCCGTCTCATTCGAGACGCGCTGAAATAGCGTATCATTCATGCTAGCGCGTCCCTGGACCATATCGAGAAGCTGACCAGAGGCCAGAGTCGGATCAATGCCAAGAGTCGGAGCAGACTTCAAGAACTGGCGTGAAAGATCGATCGACTTCGGCATAGCCGACGAGTCGAGTCCGTGCGCCATAAGCGTCGCACCGATGAGTTTCGTCATCTGGAGCATCTCGCCAGACGGAAGAGCGAACTCCTGCGCCTTTTTGTTGATCGTGTCCATGATCGATTCGCTCTCGGCCATCGCTTGCTTGAAGGTGAACGCATGGCCGACGTTCGACATGATGATGTTCGAGAACGCTAGCTGTGACGTATAGAACTTATCAGAAGCCTGGACTGCGGCGGTCAGCATGCCGAGGATGCCCCCAGAGCCAAGACCCATGTTGGCAACGATCCCGGCAGACATGCGCTGAAACGAAAACAGGGCCTGGTCCGCCGCTCCAGAGAGCGATTCAACCTGGCCCTGAAGTGTTTTCGAGTTCGCAATCGCCGATCCGACATCGAAACGAAACTCGGTCAGAACATGGAAAACGGTATCAGCACCGATCATTCTCGACCACCCCCGCCACTGCCATTTTCTTGCTCGAGCAGCCACATAAGATGCTCGCAAAACTCTTTGAGCTGCCATGGAGTCATCGACATAACGTCGGACGGCCGCAATGACGAGTTATGCGAGATCCAGGCGATCAATCGCCAGAAATCACGTGCTCGATTTGAGGCAAAAAACCTTTGCCACCGCTCGCATCATCTTCACCCATGATCTGACGCATGACCTTCATGAGCTCCGTGTATTCTTTGTATTTGAATACTTCGTCGAGCTTCAGAAGCTCCGTTGCCGTCGGCTTTCGGCCATCGACTTGAACGATCAAGAGCCGCAAGAGCTCGGTCTGCATGAGCGTGCCCATGAGTAGCGCCGACTCCCCTGCCTTGCGCGCGACCGCTTCAGCCGCGAGTTCCTGATGCGCGATTTTCATGTCACGCAGAAGAACGACCTTTCCACTCGAGAGCGTCACCTTGTGAACGAATTCCTTTTGCTTTTCCACCGAGTCCTCCTTGTTAAAAACGCCGCCCGTTTGCAGGCGGCGAAATAATTTCGATTAAAGCGGCATGCGGCCGTCGAACTGACAATCAAGGCGCTTGGTGATTTTCTCACTCAATCCGCCTTGGCTGCGCGACATCTTGAACTGACCACCGAAGTACACGTGTGACTTCGTCTGACCGTTCGGGTAGTTCTCGGTGAGAACTATCGTGATCTCTTCTACGCCAATTCCGTTCAGGTTCGCAGTAACGAGTGCATCGATAAAGTCGTCAACGCTCGCGTCCTTCACCTCGAGGTCCATGTTTCCAGTCCAGCCCTTATAGGCTGTATCACCCTCGCCGAACTGCGCGCCAACGTACTCTGATCGAGAAAACTCAGCATCTTGATCGAGCGAAAACTTTGTAATATGGACGACTCCGGTTTGCTGTCCGCCCTTGAAAATCTTAATTGAACCCTGGTGCCCGCGAATAGATGACATGATTACTCTCCTTCCGTGACGACGACGGACTCACCGATCTCCGCTTGAAGAACGATGAATCTGTTCGAGCTGAAAATCCGGCGCTTGTAGAGGATCTTGAAAAACCCGGCCGCGATCGAGTCGTCGGTATTAAGGCTTTCGGTGTCGATGATTTTCGCCTTACCGCTCTTCACCTCGGAGTCCTTCGGCATGATGCCTTCATTCTCCTGCGACTGATCGAATCGCAACATCGCGCCTTTAACTTCGGTGCGGTTTTGCTTCGTGTTCGGCGCGTTCTGATAGTTTTTCAGGAACTTACCGACCGATGCCGTCAGGTAGTCCGCCATCCGGCGACGGAAAACCATGACCTTTGAGCTATTCGCGATCTGAGTCACCACACCCGACTTGATCTTGAAACCGATGTCGGAATCGTACTCGAATGCCGAGACACCAGCTTCCATCAACTGGATATAGTCCGCACGGCTCAGTTGCAGCTCAATTCCGGTCACGCCGGCGAGATACTGAGTGTTAGCCGCGTAAGCCGGATCAATGTGCGGCGACGTTTGTGAGAGAATCGAGGTGTACCAAGACGCTGGGCTCGTTAGAACCTCGACTCCACCAACGACCGTTTTGAGCCACGGAAATGCGTAGATGATGCGGCCGTCGCCATCACGAAGGTTTGCAGCCGCAGTTTTCACCGCAGCTACGTCGTCACCGACAGGACCAGCGCAAATCACCATCTTGTCAGGAGCGGCAGCAGCATGCAGCTTCAAGTAGCCATTCCGAGTCTGGTTATACTCGTCGAGAAAAAGAACGTTCCCAGAATTCTCGACTTCCGCGAGCGCAATCGCATCTTCGTAGTCGGTATTCGCGATCGCGCCATCGGAGCCACCAGCAAGCGAGGTAAAGACGGCGTTTGAAGGCTCGGCGGCCGTCGAAAGAACCTCAACGGTCACAAGCTTCGATTTTGCAAACGTATCGGACGTGATGCCTGCAATCGCTACGTTGTCATATGTCTCAGGCGACATAACAGAATCAAGATTCGCATCCTTGATGGTGTACTTCTTGCCGGACGTCGAACCATCCTCGATTTTTACCTGGATGTTGTTGCCATAGGCACCGGCGCCTTGCTTTGCCGTAAACTTGATTCGATCCGTCGCTGTAGACGCGAACGCCTTTTCGGCGACGTCAGCATCTGCGGCAATCGCGCGGATCAAGCGGAGACGTCCAAATTTCTTATTTTTGAGCGCAAGATTCCCTTTGTAATTCGACTTTCCGTACTTCTCGTGAAGCTCACCGATAGACCCCACCTCGGTCACAGCCGATGGGCCGCGCTGAAACTGACCGACAAGGAGAGCGACGTTTGTCGAAACGCCCTTGATGTTAGGCGCTGGGGCCGACTCGTTGATGATGATTCCATCAACGTCGTCAAACTCAGTTGGATTCGTGGTTCTGTAGATACCCATTAGCGTCTCCTCAAATCAAAAATTTTCGTTCATATCAGCTGCCTCAACGAAGACATCAGTGCTTCCAATGACGTTCTCGACCGTTTCGTAGATCGCTAAACAATTCACAGCGACCGTAAAGATCGCGCGCCACTCGCGCCTCTGCGATGCGATCTCAGAGTCCTCGTAACCCGTCGCCGTCACGTCGTAACGTGCCCATACGCCGTGATAGCCCGACAATTGGAGCGAGAGACCCATCACTGGAAACTGAGACGAGAACGTCGCAGTCAATGCCTGAAATAGCTTGTGTCGCTCCTCTTTCGATCTACACCAGAGATCGAGCTGCAACTTAAATTCATGCTGTCCCGTGACCCACTTGACCTGCGCCTCTTGGCCCCCAGAGTCGTTTTCGACCGCAGCTCCTTGCGTGAAAATATACGGAGAGCACGGAGTCGTTGTCGGGTTTGAGCCCGTGATAGAAATCGACGGATATGAAAGCTTCTCGTTCGACTCCGGGAAATCTTCCGTCACGGCCGCGAGTTCCGAAATCTTCGATTTCAGGCACGTGCCGAGCGACTTGACGATCTCTTTCGTTACCATCTGCTGATTAAGCACGCGACATATACTCCGCTTTGATGTTTTCAATGATCGCTGGAATCATGTTTTCCATTACACGACGAGGCTTCATGCCGATCGCGGCAATCTTCTTTTGTACCCCGTAAGCAAGATTCCGAACCTGTGGCGAATAATCCGGCGGCTGAGACGGATCTTGAAGCACGCGCTTCGCCCACTCGAGCAGAGGTTTGATCGGAGGAGTAAACGGACGAGCCCCGTACTCGATGATTGGCGCATAGGGAGCGGTGTTGCCGAGGACCGCGCCAAATTCTGTTTTTGTGAAACCCCAGCTCTGCGCATAGAGTCCGGTGTCAACAGGCGAAGCCCTCACGAGATCAGGAATGGAGCGAGCGATACCGTTGAGAGTCGACTCTTTCAAGACCTCGATGTGACCCTCCGAGTACGCACCGAGTTCGCGTGCGAGGTCTCGCATGTTGACGACTTTGGTTGGCATCAATACCTCGATTGATCAGACAAGCGCCGGAGTTGAACGTTCCAAGTGAGATGGGACTCGGTGACTGAAATAACCTGATAAAGCACGCTGCCGATTTCCCAGAACTTCTCGACCGATCGACTCTCAGACCTACAAGCCGCCTCATCCTCTGTCGGAAGCGTTACCTTCGACACGTGCTTGAGAATGATGTCGCCCTGCTGGACGGCTCCGCCTGGAGCGATCTTAAGGCTCTGCGAGAGGTCGACGATTCGAGGTGTCGGAAGAATCTGCATCTTTGTTTCCGATGCTGTCCCATCCCCAGGCGCTTCGCCAGTCCACGTGCGCGTGACAATCGATACCTCTTTGAGGCCGGCGCCGATCGAGTCGCGCACACCGAGAATCGAATTCAGGCCCGGAAGGAGCGACGATATCGTACTCACACCCACACCCCTATCATTGAATCATTCGCTGAAACCACCGAGAGATCAAGAAGCTCGGCCATCTCGCGGACAACGCGCTTCCTCTCTTTACGAAGGATCTGCATTTCTTCTGGGTTCAAGGTAATGTCACCGACCTGCTTCGTGCTCGCGCGATCGAGCGCACCGTCGAGACGAGAATCAAGCTTTTCAATTCTCGTCAGCAATGCCCGCGCCTCATCTTCAATCGCGTTATTGAGATTATTAAGTCGACTGTTGACGATATTGCTATAAGCAGTGTTCGTGGGAATCAGAACGGCGCCTGGATAACCGAGGACGCGAACGATGTTGTGTTTTTCTGCGTCCGTGAACATCAATCACTCCTTCGGTCTTTTCTTTTCACTCTTCACTTTGTCGTCCGCTCGGTCTCGCTGTTCGCCGGCCTTTTTCATGGCCTCTTCGAGTTCCTTCTTTCGACTCTTGTCCTGCTGGGCTCTTTTGCGCGATAGAAGCATGCTCATTTGAAACTCCTTAGGGTTTGGGGGGAGGACCGCCCGGACATCCGAGCGGCCCCCAAGCACGCCATACGACCTTGGGCCGCGGCAAACTATCGACGAGGAAGGACGCCGGTATGGCTTGTCCGCATGCACTTTGGCAGCGCGTGCCCCTCCCCCCAAATTTTTGTTACGCTGTTTCCATCCAGTACCCAGAGACGACCAGGACCGCGCTCGTGAGAGCGACGTTCGTGCCGGCATCTGTCTCATCGTAATCAACTGTCAGTGTCGATCCGGCAGGGACCTCCGCATTTGCATCGACCATAGTCATGGCCTTCGCAGTCTTTGAAACAAGAGCTCCGTTTCCGGCGGCGCGCGTGTCGAGCGACGCAACCGTACTTGCTCCAGCTTTCAGATTCAGCAGCACATAGTTTGCATTGTCGGCCGCAATCGCAGCACCGTTGATGATGTGAACAGCCAAGACTTTGAACTTGCGATGCAGATAAGAAAAACCACCGGCTATACCAGTTGCGTCAGCAGAGGGGCTCGCTAGCGGAATATTTAGCACGGTCAAAACATGTGAAGGAGTCATAATCACCTCAAGATTGAATGTTTAAAAAGCCCCGGCCCCTTGGTAGGGGCGCGGGATTGGCTTTCACGCCGGCGCGATTACGCAGCAGCGAAGTTAGTCGTGAACGTCATGCGCGCAATGCGCTTGTCGTCGGCCGACACTTTCTTATGGAGAGCCTTCACAGCGCACCACTGCGTGCAAGCAAAGACGATCTCGCGAGCGAGAATGTCTTTGTCCATCTCCATGTCGTAGTCCTGCTTCAAGAGGAAGCCGAAGGCTTTATCTTTGAATGCGAACGTATGGTACGCCGTCTTGCCGTCGATGGCAGCGACCGAAGGACACGAATCATCAATGAAGAGCGGCTTACCGAGGATGCGACCCATGAATCCAGGAACGTTGAACCACGGGTCGTTCGCGTCAGCTTTCATGAATCCGCTGTTCGTCGCAGTGGCTAGGTTCAGATACACATGCGAGTGCATGATGTAACCAGCGACCTCGTTCGACTTATCACCGAACGCAACGATGTTGGACTCAAGCATTCGCTCAACGGTGCAGGTATGAGCCGCATCGGTCGCCACGAATCCAGCCTCATAGTTTCCATCCGTGTTGACCTCGGTGATGATGTCAGCCTCGATCTGCTCCGCGACGACGCGAGCCATCTGCATTTGCACTTCCTGCGAAATGCGCTCTTGGCTTGCAGCCGATTCAAAGAACGCAGCTTTGCGAGCCGACACCGCTTTCGCAATCTCGTACACGGTTGCCGAGTAGCTGTCGTCTTCGAGCTTATCGACCAACAGCGACTCTTTTGCCGTGGGCTTCTGGGCTCCACCGATGTTTTTGAAGTACGGAAATTCGATTGTTGTTCCGGGCTTCGCTGTGAGGTTCATCTCTTCGGGCTTCCATGCGAAGCGCGAAAATCCGAGCTTCTTAGGAAAATATGCGGAAACATGGTCGCCCCACACCTTACCTCTGAATTTAAAATCTTCCGGCATCGTCGGACCAGACATAAGAACTCCTTAGCGCATCAGTGCGCTCAAAAAATCAGTTGTTACTTGTAGGCTTCTTTACGGAGTCGCTCGTAGAGCTGCGGGTTCTTTTCGAGGAGAAGCGTTTGTTCAAGGGTCGACATCTTCTTGAATTGCTCGACCGTGACTTCACCACCACCGCCTGCCGGAGGCGGGTTTCCTCCACCGTTTCCGCTTCCGCCACCGACGCCGGTGGACGCCTTCTTGACGCCTCCAAGCGCTTTGACTTCTCCGACAATCTTCGAGACCTGCTCCTCAGTGAGATCCTCACCGTCTTTAAGAGCGCCGACCTGCTCAGACATCAGAAAGCGGAAGTAACCGTAGTGCTCTTTCGGGATTCCGTGTTCGATCGCACTTTCGGCGATCGCGCTATTGAGAGCGAGAGAGGCATTCGTGCCTTTCAACGCTTCGACCTCTTGAGCAGGATCGACATCCTCGTCATCTTGGATGCCAAGCGCGCTCTTAAGGCCCTTTTTCAAAGATGCGATATCGCTCTCGAGCTTCGAGACCTTTCCTTCGGACTCTTTTGCTTTCGTGCGATGCTTCGCATTCTCTCCACGGAGCTTCTGAAGATATTTCTTCGTCTTCTCCGACAACTCAGACTCTTCAACATCAAGCTGATCGTAGTTGTTGTTGTTCTCTCCGCCAGCGTCGTCCTGCACGCCTTTGGCTTTATTCGGGTCCGTCTCATCACCAGGATTTCCGGAACCGTTTTTGTTTTTATCTTCTTTGCTTTTGTCGTCTGCACCAGGCACGGCGAATCTCCTTTGTTTAAGGAGTCATCGACCACGTGTCAGAAATTACGAAACCCAGCTTTCGCGGAATGGGATTAGAATGCTTCGATCGTTTGGGCGATCGGGCGGGACCATGTAACGACGAAGCTCGCGCTTCGGGCCTGATGGTGGCCAATAATATTCGAATGGTTGATCAATAGGGACGACGAGATCGAGGACGGCGACGTGCTTGCTGTCGTTCCCAGTCCGTTTGTCCATCGGGTGATAGAGTGTCTTCTTCAGGTCTGGAATGTCGCTCTCTACGATGTCGCGCATTCCGTTCAGCTTTCCTAGATTGTAGACGTTGTGGAGTTCTGTTCGAGCGATCATTTGTAACCGCCACTCTTCCCCCTGCATGAATTGACCGAGCCTGCGGATCGTTTCAGAAAGGCTCACCTGCTCAATCATCGCATTCGTGATCCCTTGAGTAATTCGCTGACGGATGAGTTCGCTATAGCTGTCGATCGAAGACTCGTATCTGTTGATAAGAAAATTCTTCGTATCGAGACCAACCTCAACGGCGTTGATATTGATCGGGACGATCGCGCCACCAAATTTCTTGTTGAACTTGTTGAGTTCCGCCACAAGGTCGCCGATTCCGGCTTCGGCGGCGACTGTAGAGGCATCATCCATGCTTTCTTTGAGGCTCTTCGACATCTCGACGATAGCAAGGTCGACCTGCAAAAGCGTCCCGCGAAGCTGCTGCGCTGAAAATGAATCTCCCGAGAGCGTATCGAGACGATCGCGTAGTTCATGCCTGATCTCACGATATCGCTTCAGGAGCTTTTTCGCCTCACGCTCCTCCATCGAAACAGTTTTCTCAATATGGAGTTCGGCGATGTCCTGGACTTCTGGATCAAAGTGAAAATCCTCGAGTTCCATCAGCGCATGAATTTCATTTTAGTTCTGATGAGCTCACGTGCGACAGGGACCGCTTGCTTTGCCACTTTGACGAGTCCCTTACGGCCGAGAATGCCGGCGGCGAACGATGCGCCAGCAACTGAACCGCCTATCGACCATGACTCCGAATCTGAAAGCTTCCGTCCGACCAAAGATTCAGTAATTTTCGACGCCCCAACACCGATGAGAGCCGAGCCCGCCGCAAGCGCACCACGCCGGACCCACGGCGCCGTGGCGCTGAGTTTCGAGGCCCTCGAAAGCGCCTGGTCGACGAGACCCTGCGCCTTCTGCTTCCTGATGAGTTGATCAAATGTGATTTGAGAACCAGCTCCGCTGGCAAATCGCCTAGAAATGCTCTCGGCCGTCTTCCAGGCCCGTGATGACGTTCTTGTAGAAGATCCGAGAATGGCTTTATATAACTTACCAGCCGATGCGCTAACACCAACTCCAGCAGCGCCCAGGGCCAATCCCTTACCTGCGCCTTGCAAATCAACCGAATGATTTTTGCTGACGCCATCTTTAACGCGAATCGGAATAACACGGCCGCCGACACGTCGGAAGATCACCGCGGGCTTATTGGTCTCCATCAGAAGCCTCCAAACGGGTTAATGACTGGCTGTGCATCGATCTTCGCACGCTCGGCCTCAATGTCTTCAACACCGAAGTCCTTCGCGACGTATCGTGTTCCAGTTTCGTAAGAGATGAGGCGCGAGTTCGCGGCCGACGATGCGGCCGACACTTTGTCTTTGAGATCAGATAGCGTGAGCTGGAAGACAGGAGGCCATGTCGCATCGACAGCAAGACTCTTCGGGCTCCATCCGGACGGGATGTCGATCGGGGCCGCAATGCCCTTCTGGTTTGAATCCCAAATCGCCACCGACATCTTGATAACGAGCGAGCGAAGGCGAACTTCGAGCCACGGCCGCAATTCCTTGATGAGATCAAGCATCGGGCCGTGAAGAAGCTCGAGTGCCCGCGCGCTTTGCGCATGGCCAACGAATTTTTCAGGGTCCATCAGCATGATTCGGGCCGTGTCTTGGATCACCAGGCGGCAGTTGTCCCGAAGCTCTTTGGCTTTTTCGACACCGACGAGGCTCGACTCAACGAATTTCGCTTCACCGTCGCGGCCGAGGTTCCACGCACGCATTGAAGACCTGATAAGGCCATCGACGCCTTCAGAGTCGATACCTTTAATCGTGAGCTGCGGGTCCTGGTTGTACGAAACTGCCTGCGACGATTGAGAGAGCGAGTAGTTGAGTTCATCAATGAACGAGCGCAGGTCATCGCCCATCGCAAAGCCGTCTGGAGTCTTCTCAAGCTCGATCGTGCGGAGCCACTCGCCCTGAACGAATCCAAGACCGTGGTCAACACGCTCGACTTCGCGAAACTCCGGCTCTTCCTTTGCCTCTGGATCATACTCCGGATTGTCGAAAAGGATCTCGCTCTCGATCCCGAGTTCCATCTTGAACCATTTCTTTTTTGGGTCGCCGTGTTGGTTCAGATCGCTGTGGTCGTCAAAGAGGTACTTGATAACTATCGACTCAAGATCGCCGCCATCGTTGAAAACTGGGTAGCAATATTTCGACTCGAACGACTCGATCTTGATAGCGCCAGCAACGATATAAAAGCGAATGAAATGAGCGCCGGAATTGATCATACGACGGCACGGTTCCAGAATGCGCGCTTTCAAAAGCGATACCTTCATTACGGCTTTGAGAAACTCAGTTGTGTCCGGATCATCGGCTATCGTGAAGCTCGGGAAGACATCATCGCCAACAAGCTTCGACGCTACTCGTGCCGAGAACGATCGCGCAAAACCGCCTTTAAAGCGCGGCTGCCGGCGGCGTACCGGAATGTATCCGGATGCTCCATAAGCCTCATCCCACTCAGGCAGATGTGCGTACTGACGGTTCTCGAAATACGCGTCGAGGACTTCGAGATGAGGATCGCGATAAACGAGATCCATGCGCGCTCGGCCGTATGGGATAACTCCCAAATTGTTCGCCTGCCGCTCTGCCGACCGCGAACGAATATAAGCAAAAAGCCGCTGTGGAACTCCAAGAATGCCATCGTCTCTCATCGTTTATAGTCCTCGACACGTGTGACCAGACACGAAAATCACGTCACCTCACCGGCTCACACCGGACACGACTCCTGACAGTCGACCATTGCCTGATGATTATCCGTCCACTTGATTGGCAGTTCGGCTCTTCCGGCCGACTCAAGGACAATAAATTCCTGCCCTGGGTTCATGCCAGCAAGCCGAATCGCCTCCTTCTTTGCCGAAGAAAGACTCGGGTGCTTATAAGACGGCGACCGGCCGCTTGGATTCCATACGAACCAAAATCTATCGTTTCCCATCACATCCCCTCCCCAAATGCGCACTTAAATCCCGCACGGAACCACTGCTTCAAGCGAGCAATCTCCATAGGACTAAGTTTCACGTTGTTTTTTTCAAGGCGATTTAACTGCCGAAGCAGACCAAGCTCGCAGTGACGCTCCGAAAGCGGCACATTGCGAAGAGCGTGAGCTTCCTCCTCCGTCACAGGAATCTGAGCATCAGGCGGAGCTTCATCTGACGGGTAATGGTTGATGTTTCCTTGCGCATCCATCACTCACCCCTCGGAGGCCAGTTCCAATCAAGAGTGCCCTTAGGCGGCCAACCCACTTTGGTCAGTGAAGTAACCGGCGACGTCGTGCCATCTTGATTAAACCGTGTGACGTTGATGCAGGCTTCCGAATGCACCTGGGTGACGATCGCAGCGCACTGACTACCTTTTTCGTCAGCGACGTGGACAATTCTTCCGACTGTTGGCTTCATCATTTCACCTCAAACGCTTTTAAAAACTGATGCCCTGCCTTGTAGACCTCAACGATTGCGCCCGTCGGAGCCTTGCTACCTACGGCCTTCACCTCCTTGAGGCTCACACAGTAGTGGTATTTCTCGTGCCAGACCTTTTTCACTGGTCGGCCGACGACAACCACGTATTTGTGAATCTTGATCTTCGGAGATCTCGAGAACGAAACTTGTTTCAAAGCCATGTTTACTGCCTCTTCTGAGCGAATCGCTTAAGTGTTTTGCGCCCTGTAATCATCGCCAAGAACCCGGCCATTCCGAGCTTGGCGATTCCAGATGGCATGTTGTCGAATTTGATCTTGCGCGGACCAAGCTGCTCGATCGTGCGCCAGCGCTCCGAACGTCCATCCACAACACGGGCGTGAATCCGCTTCATCCGTTGTTTAATTGCCGGTTGCATCTTTCACCTCCGCGCGCGCCTCGACGTACTTCGGCTCGATTCCAGTGAGAACCGCCTCGGCACAAATCAAGCCGTTCGCCATACCTCGCAGATACTCGTCAGAGACACATTGGCGCTGGATTGCGACAAGCTCCGAGATCTTCTCGACAGCAGACTTTTCCTTCTGCTGCTCCTTCTGATACGGCATCCATGACCAGTGGCCGGGCTTCGGCTCCACTGAATACGGAGTCTTGTTGAAGTAGCACCCGTTCGGATTCATCACGAACAGGTGACATGTTGATCCGTCGGCATCGACCGCAGTAATGACGGCCGGCGACGGTTCTGGTTTATGCTCGCCGCCAGGTGAGCCAAATCGCATGTAGTGGACGATACGTCCAATTGAAGGTTTCTGTTCCATGGTTCCTCCGGTGTTTGTTGGTGAGACGGAGAGGCAGCGCCCTCGATAGATCGCACTCAAGCGCGACTCAAGATTGCCGCTTTCCTTCGCCCTCGACTTGTATTCGACTTTTCTACTGATTATGAAAATCTACGCGTGCTGCTCACGCTGCACCGACGGAATTGTCGGCATGAAGGGCATGCAACTGATGATTAGCTCCGCCCGCGACTTCACGTGCATCTTTTTATAGATGTTGGTCAGGTGATATTTGACCGTCTTGTCGGTGACGTATAGTGCCTTGCCGACATTGACGTTAGAAAGCCCGCGGCACACCTGTTCAGCGACACTAACCTCAGCTTTCGAAAGGCCATTGGCCTTGAGATATTCAACGAGTTTCATTCTATCGACCTCCATTTGCATGGAGTCATCGACTCGACAGATGTATGGAGAAAATCGCGAGTTGACTTCATAGATAGTCGGCGGAAACATGAGGTTCTTAATGTTCGAAGACTTCCGGGGCTACAGCATGGTGCTGTGGCCCTTTTCTTTTTCACGCCTCGTCTTCTCGCGATGACAAGCGACGCAGATTATCTGAATGTTCTCAAATCCGATTCCGGTCCCGCCAAGGTGAATCGGAATAACGTGATCAACATGAAGACGATCACCGGAATTGTACCCAATCTGATAGTACGTCACATCTGGAGATGGGCGCTCATACGTTCGCTTATATCGCTCCGATGCCTTTTCCCAGTTCTCTACGCATCGTTCGTTGAATTCGCGTCGCCTGGCGACTCTTTCTATAACCCAATCCTCATGAGAGATACCACAAACCGTGCATGCACACGACTGCCTGTTGATCAAAACCCAGGCCTTTGACTGCGGGCTCTGAGGGTAACGAAACATGAAGCACGAACTTACGCATGCTTTTGAACAATACTTCCGGCGATTCCCTTCGATCTTGTTCACGTTGCACCAGGCACATTTACCGTCATTAGTTTTCTCAATGCAGTCGGCATTCGCCGTTCGATCTTTGCTACGGCAATTCAGGCGATCTTGCGCAAACGGGCCAGGAGGAACAAAGATGAACGGCTCGATCAGCTCAAATGGGAAAGCGGCCGACGAACTCACTTGGAATCTACCTCCGGTCCTTTGTGCATTTCACGCATGTAGCGCCCGAATTCAACAAGCCCCTCAAGGAGATCGTCCGGAAGAATCTTCCCCATGGTCGTAGTGCCCAACTGCTTTCCGCAGCGAAGACAAATCCACGCGTGGCCATCGTCGCGGAGAGTGAAACGTACGGGATCGTGCTGCTCAGTGCATTTACCGTCATCCACGGCTCGCTCCTTTCCTCGCGTAGCATCCAAACGGTTTATCGATCGCCTTTGAGATGGTCTGGCATGTGGGGCATGGCCTAGAGCTAGTCATATGCATGTCTGAGCCGATCAGATCAAACATCGCTCGAAGCTGAGCATTCTCCTGCACCACACCTTTGAATTCCTCCAGGTCTTTCAATTCGACCTTAACCTTAAGCTCTGCCATCACACACCTTCGCCTTCGATTTTCCAGATCAGCGTCACGCCGAAAAAGCGATACGCTGTGACCCGCACGCCATCTGACTCACCGAAACGACGTTCGCCGAGCCCGCGCCAGATAAGGCGCTTCCACCAAGGCATTTCTTCCTTCGTACGGAAATTCCAAAATCGAATGTAATCGGTATTTCCAATGACTCCCATTAAACACCTCTCGTCTCGACCATCGCCATCAAACGGTCTGTCATTTTCTGCATATCGGCCAAGTGAGCGCGAATCGCGTTTTTCTCGCTGTCGGAAGCCATTCCGCTCATGCCAAGAATTCCGCTCTCGGCAATAGCATTCACCAAAGCCCGCAGAAACGGGATCATCTCCTCCTGTGGCATCTCGATCGTTGGATTTGGTTGGGATTCTACCGGCGTGATCTCCTTTTTTACCATGTCGACCGGCGCGACCCTGTAGCTGCGGCCGTCTTTCTCGTGCATGAAAATCCAAATGCCGATCGTTCTTTTCCATATCAGCTTCTCAATATGAACATCAGTGAGCATTAAACACCTCCCATCGGATTGAGCGACACTGCGCTCGCCTCGTAACGTTTGTGAATCAGTCCATAAATCATTTCTGCCGCATCGGGGCCGTCATCGTGCTCTGCATGCGGAAAGTTCTCGAGCATCTGCTTGAAGTCCTCAGAGAGCGCGCGATTGAAGACCATCCAGCCATGCGCCACGCGCGGCTCGAGGCGGAAGATCCGCTCAGTCTTGTTCTCGGTCTGCTCGATCTCATAGAACGGAATTTTGATCAGACTTCCGCCCTCGGCTTCGCGCCGCGACCGCTCGGCCACGATGTTGTTCATCATGAGCTCGCGGTAGAGGTTGATCTCGACTCCGAACTTCACGAAGTTGTAACGCTCGTGGAAGTTGAAGATCTCTTCGATTTGCTTCGTCGGCCCCTTGCGCCTGGTCCAATCCTCATGCACGAGCACACGGCCGCTTGGCGCCTGGTAGGCGGCGAGAAGGCACGCGTAGTCGCCGAGCTTCCCGCCCTTCGCCTTCTTCTTGCCGGTTGATGGATCGATCACGCCATAAGCGGAGTTTTTGAGGTCTTTCCACGGAATGAAAGCGTCATTCTGCTCAAGCACGATTCCGTCATGCCTAGCGCGATACCAATGAATCGTCTCAAAGCCAGGCTCGTCAGCACCGAGGGGCGCGTTCTGCTTCTCTTTCATGAATGCCCGCCGGCCGATCTCGACAAGCTCCTTCATGAGATAGAGGTACGGCTCCTTTTCGGGCCAGAGTACCTTCGTACCCTTGAGCATCTCGCGCTCATGCTCGTCGTAGAAGGTCTGCGATTCCACCTGACGATTCGCATTCTCGAGGTCGGTGTAGATCTCACGCCACTTCTGCCAAAGGTCCTCGCGCTCGGACCACGACACGACAGCGCGATAGATCTGACCATCGTATGCTGGGTTCTTGAGGAGCTTACTCAAAAGCGCTTGCGGGTGAAGGACTGTCCCGACGAATTCGATGTTTGTCTTCTCGTTACCAACTTTGCCAACGTCTTCAAAAAACCAGTTTTCCGTTTTGCCGCGGATCTGCTCGTTATTGACCTCTTCCGAGAATTCCACGTCGTCGCAAACAATTTTAGTTGGTCGCCATGGCCCGAAGCGAACACCACGAACTTGCGACCCGCGCCCCAGCGCCATAAAAAACGTTTTCGAAGAACCACACTGTAAGAGAAACTGCGTCTCACCTGGCTTTTTAGTAGCAAAACGAATTCGATACAGCCGTACCAGATCATCATTCGCCAGAATCTCAGCCCGTATGTCTTTGAGTTTTTGAGCGGCCAGAGGTCCGGTGTTTGAGATGATGAGAATGAATCTCTCAAGTCCATAACAGACATCATGGATAGGGAAGATAAGCGTGGTGAGCGTTGATTTTGCCGAACCTCGAGGCGCAGCGCGCACCCGACGATACGATCGTTGACCAAATTTGAAAGCCGCGAAAATGTCGCGGTGAAACTGGTTAAACGCGATCTCACAGTAGTGCGGAAAAAAGACGATCGAGAAAAGCTCACGATCCGTCGCCATCCTGAGCTTGAGAAGCTCCAGCGCTGCATCCTTGTCCTCCTCCGTCTTCGCTTCCTCCAGCACGTTTCTGAAGTGCGATTCGAATTCGCTCGAAGAGAGCTTCCCGATTTCCTCTATCAGATCCGTCTCCGCCTTCGTCATCTCCATTGAGCAGCCCCAGAATTTTCGCGAGCAGCTCAGCCGCCCGGTCTTTGTCGTAAAGCTTGATCTTCGGGCCGAACTTACCGCCCGAGATTTCCTTGATAGTCCGCGACACACCCTCAGCGAGCAGGTCGGATGGGATCATCCGAATCGACTCCTCATCCCAAACCGCGACATCGCGCAAATCAGAAAACGCAAGCAGCGTGAGCTCTTCAACTAATCGCTCCTCGTCGGCCTTGAACTTCCTATGACGGCGCTGATACTCCCTATGGAGCAATTTTCTGACGTCAACATATGTCAACAGCCGATGCCCTTGCTGGCGAGCGCCCCTCTTGCTGTAACCAGCTCCCTCAGCAGACTTCGCGGCATTCCCTGTCAAAAGGTATAGACGGACAAATTCTTTCCGCCGAGCCCTCTCCTCTTTCGATTTGTGGCTGGTATCGGGCGTCTTTTTGTCGTCGCCGCTTTGTCGCGCCATCAGATAAGGCTCATTTGTTCCGGAGGAGGCTGTTGCGGCCGATCATTGAGAACCTTCAAAATATTTTGCTTTGCTGATACCTCGATCTGAACAGCGCGAAGCGCATCCTCTCTTGTGAAAACGACTGAAACACCACCCAAAAGATCCTTCTGAGCTTGCGCCTCGGCTTCGTACTTCGCCTTGATCGTGTCCGGATCTATGATTGTCGTAAGTTCGCCATCGACCATGACCTGCCGAAGCTCGCCAGGATCAAGATCAACCGGTTCCTGTTTCTCCCATCCAAGTGAATGACCAAAAATTTCGCTCGCGTCGCAGTCCTCAATTCCGAGTGCTGATGCAAGACCAAATGCGTAAATGGTCTGATATAGCCAGGGGTCGTTTATAAGCTTCGGGCTATCGAAACGCTCGATGAAAGCGGCGAGCATCTGACCGATTCGTGCCGGGCAAAGACGGAAGACACGGCCGATTTCGTCGTTTTCGTAGTCGCGCAAGTGCAGCGCGTATGCATGGAGAAAGTCATCTGTGCGCGCCATTTTCGCGACAATATCCCACCGGATCGATCCAGCGGCCGGATCAAATCGTGAGAAAACGCCGTTCGCTCCAAGGATTCGGTCCTCTTGCAGGGCCTCGCCGTCGCGGTCAAAGAGCATCACGCGACGGGTGAAGCCCTGTGGCCGACGCCATTTCTTTTCGCCAGCCTCATTATCGGCCTTTTCTTCACGCTTGAGACGACGAATTCCTGGCATATCAGCGGTAAGACCACGGCCCATTTCGTCGAGAATCGTCCCGCGCATCTTCTCGTACACATACGAAGGCCAGCCGCGAGACCCATCGATTGAGTCGTAGATTTTCACCATCGTTTCGGATACCGAGCCGACCAGATCCTCTTTCACCTCACGCGGCATGTCGGCGGCGATCTTCTCGAGGAACGCCCAAGCGTTGACGCTCGCGTAGCGGATTACTTCCTTGATGTCGGGTTTCTGATCCATAGAATCCCCCAAATTGAAAACGTTGGTTTTGTCCAAAACGTTCTCGACCTTCGGATGATTCTGTGAAAATTCGGCGCGCGCGGGCGCGGTGAAACCAGCGCCAACGGCGATTTGAAGATGTTTTGAGTCCTGGCTGCGAATCCGTCGCATGCTGAGACCGTCCTTGTGCACGATGTGATCGACGAAACGTCCGGCTTCTTAAATTGCGCGGCGTATTTTTGCTTTCTCAATCCAGCTCTTCATGACGAAACGGATCGTGTTTTCGTTGAAACCGAGCCGGGCCGATTGCTCGACTGCTGAAACGAATTCCCGTGCGCGGGTGACGGTCTCGAAAATGACGAACTCGTCCGGCCTGAGCCAATCGAGCGTCAGGACCTCCATGCCGCACATTTGGTTTGCATGGCCGAAAAGATCGCCCTGCTGCCTCATGCCGTAAGCCGTTCGCCAGGCCGCCTCATTGACGGCCGTCGAATGACAAACGACGGCCTCCGGAGGCTTGGCGCTATATGCTTCGGCATCAATCTTCGCTTCGACAACACGATTAACGTTCATGCTGTTCCTCCGAATATCACCTTGAGAATCAAACGCTTCCGACCGCCATCGAGCGCCGACTTCATGACCTGCTGAGCAAGCTCGAACTCATCAGCGCCGGCGCTATCGATCTTGATTGGCTCATCCTTTTTCTCGGCAGTTCCAAAGTTGGGAACATGCCAATGACCATTCGGAATGGACTGAAGCGGAATCGCCAGTTGCTTGATGTCACGAAGAAGAAGACCAGCCGCGCGAGCCTGTCCGCCGATGACATCGCTATCGAGCGGCTCTCCGTTCGGCGCTTTGAATCCCTCGTCCGTCAAAACGGGTACCATTTGGGCCCAATCAAGCCCCACAGCATGGAGCTTCTTAATTCGCTCTCTAATCGCCTGGCGCTGCTCATGCGTGTATCTCGGATTCTGACCTTCAATCATTTCGTCCTCCTTGCGGTAGTTTCTTCGTCGGCGGGAGCGGCATCTTCTTCTGATCCGCTAGCCCAGCCGCGAGCTTCAATGCTTCTGGCGCCGCTTGTCCGATCAGCGCCTTTACGTCGCATCTTGTCTTCGACTCTTCCCTACTTTTGGATGAATTCAGAAATTGCGCACGGTAGGCGGTGACGTTGAGATCGTCGCGGCAGAACAACCACCAGCCGCCCATTGATTCGATGACGGTCCAAGTCTCCTCGCCAAGAAACGCGCGAGCGTTCGACCGCTGGTTGACTCCGAATCGCGCGCGTGCCTCGAACGCCTTGCCGATCGCCACCTCTGCGCGCTCGTGCATGGTGCCCTTTCCATACTCGAGGAACTTCGCCGGCGGCGGAAACCGCGTCTCTTTAATGAGAACCTGGCGGCACGCAGTGAGGAATTCCTCATCAGTGAGCTCTTCAGAAAGAAGGCGGCCGACACGCTCGGCGCGATCAGCGTCGATTGCGTCGCCGAGATCGATCGCGAGGCGGTTCAGATGGAGAGCGAATTGAAGTGTGCGGCTCATTTTCCACCTTGTGTGGTTTGACCAACGAGCCGTAGATATTCTTCCCAACTCATGCCAATCGGCAGATACACCCACTCGCAGTCCCAATGCCACCGCTTCCCATAAGGACGCGACATGCACTTTAGGCAGTAGCGGTTATACGGTGGACCTGCTTTGAGTTGTCTTTCTTCCTCTGCCTCTAAAATCTGCTTGATCGCTTCACGAGATTTCATGCCACGATCTCCCCTCTTTTGAATTCGCCCGGATACCAACCAGACGCTACGGATTCGCGGTCTGACTTCTGCATCGCGAACTCGCATTCGAGATGCATCCGACCGGAGTTGAAGTCGCCCTCAAACCGATAGACGCGGTAAAAATGCAATTCACCTTTTTGAACCGTTTCGCCGCACCACTCGCAGCTATGCGCCGCGCGTGCGACCCGGTACGTGCTACCGATTTCGGAGTAACTCATGACACCACCTCACCGAGCGCAGTCGTTACCTTTCGCCAATCAGGTATCGCCATATCCAAGAGATCGTCCTCAGATATCCCGCTCAGACGCGACGCGAGCGCCACCATGTTTTCATGAAGTGTCTTCGGAGAAATGAGATCGAGACCAACAAGGTCTCTCACCTTCGGACTCCTGATGGTGATCAACTCAATCGTTGTTGATCCGAATAAGAACCGCTTCGACTTAAGTGGCTCGCATAAAACGATCGTCTTCATTGGCAGACCTCCCCGCGCTCTTGCGCGCGCCGTATGATTTCGGCCTCCGTCGCGGCCCCTTGGACTTTGGTGTTGAACGACTTCGCGCGGGCATCGGGCGGAATCGGCGCCCCCGAGCGAACCTCGGTGAGCAAGACGGCGCGATCGTCCATCAACAGCCGGACGTCGTGGGCGCGCTGCTTGTAGTAATTATTGGGCTTCGCGTAAAACCAACCGAGCATGAGCGGAGCCTCGTCGCGGCCGACGGCTTTGACGAAGTTCGAGAGAATGCCGTTGACGTCGGCGCCCTCGATCGGATCGGCGCCCGAGTATGTCGCGCGGTGAAGCTTCCGGCGAATCTCCAAAAGCTCCGCCACTGGCGTTTGTGAGACCACCTCTGCGTTCTTACCCTTCCCCCGGCGTTTTGCGGGCGGTGGCGGTATGATGGCGTTTGAATTCGGGGCATTCTGGATCTCATCCTCGATCACAATTTCAGCCTCAACGAGTTTCGGGGGCGGCTCGTCGGCTGGAGCCGATGAGCAATCCGGTTCGTCGCCAAAGAAACTCGGGTCGAAGAAATCACCGGTGTCGTCGGCCGGAAATTCGTTCACCGTCGGCGCAACCCCATTTCCAGTTCCATTTCCAGTTCCATTTCCAGTTCCATTTCCAGTTCCACGACGTAGATTCCGCTCGGGTTCGTCGCTGATTCGTGACGGGTTCGTTGCGGGTTCGTCTCGAGATTCAGGAGAGTCTGCGTAACTGTCGATAGAGACTGCTTTTCCGAGTTTCACCCATTCAACGAAATCAATTGCCGCGCACGATTCGGCATTCGGATCTGGCAAAACGCTCTTTGCCTCGTCTGTGCGCGGTTTTTGATGCAAAAGCCAGCTCGGAACGACCCCGAAGGTCTTCTCTTTGACCGACGCACGAATGCGCGACGCTCTCGACCCGAGTTCGTTACGAGGTCGTGACGAGTTCTCGTCGGATTCTGATTGAACGCGATACCTCTGAACGAACCCGAACTCCCAAAGCAGATCGAGAACGCGAGAGGGATCGCACTTGTCGTGTGGAAGAACTCGCGATTTATAGGCGTCCGCATCCCACTCGAAGCGCCCCTCCCGATCGCTGATTGTCCACAGGCCGGCGAATGCCACGCGCGTCGGCAGTCCGGTCTCGAATTCAAGTTTCGCGAGCAGCTCGTGGGTGAAGAATTCAGGTTTGATAGTCCGTATCCATGACTTCATAAAAGGCTCCTAAGTTGTGCGTGCGGGGTGGAATCAAGGTGGAATCAAGACGGATTAAAACGGACCAAATTGCCGCAAAATGGAGCAAATTGGACGCAGTGAGTAAATACAGATTGTTGATTGGAAAATCGGAGAGCGCAGAAACGCAAAAAGGCCCGAAATCACTGATGCTTTTCAGTGAAATCGAGCCTTTAAAATGGCCTCTCGGCCGGGGAAAAAATGGTAGCGAGAGCCGGACTTGAACCGGCGACCTACGGATTATGATTCCGTTGCTCTAACCAGCTGAGCTACCTCGCCACGAGGTTTGAAAAGTCGCAAGAACGATGCGCTCGGTTGGCGCATGCGACTGACAAGACACGGTATAAAACCGGAAGCTGCGAATCTAATGGTCACCTCAGATCGAGTCAACCTTGAATCGGAAATTCCTCAATCAATTCCCACCCAATTGCCTCCAAAATTAGCAGGTGCGCCGCGGCACTGTCGTTTAGTCCAGCCTTAACGTTTGACAGTTCCAGAGCATTTTAATGCAATTGAACCCGATAGGAGCGACCGGGAAGGACGCTTCTTATTCCAAATAAAGTAAACCAGGGAGGGCCAGGCATGCTGTTCTTTCAGCAGGGGCGTCGTTTTTATTCCGAGCTTATTCTGAAGTCGTCACTCACAGCCGGGCTGGCCGCCGTCGCGCTCACATTTTCGGCCTGCGGAAAACCGCCGGCATCGAACCAAGGTCCCAACCACGCGTTTTTCTTCCCAACGTCGGTCGCACCCGCGATCACGATCACGGACTCAAGCGGCACGCCCATTGCCGGAGCTCGCATTTTGATCGGGAGTCGTCAAAACGTACCATTCCCCGGAAACCTTCTCGCCACGGAGGCCAACGGCCAAATCAACATTCCGTCGGAGTGGACGGATGCTCAACCGGTGACCATTGAAGCGAGCGGCTATGTCCGCGCGACCTTCTTCGGCCGCAAGCCCGGCGAGCAAACCTTCAGCCTTCACCGTGCGATTCCGCCGGCACGAATGGAGCTGAAAGGCGAAACCAATGGCTTCGGTCCGCTTCCGAAAGATGGCTTCTTGGATATCGGCCTTGTGTTTCCGGCGATGACCCGCCAGCAGATCGGGCTCTTGCAAGTGCAAGCCTTGATCAGTCCCGAAACCGACACGATGTCGGTCTTCGGGCAAAAGGTAGATGTTCCCAGCAACGTCACCTTTCCCTATCAAAAAGAAGACTACATCTTCACGCTCACCTTCGATAAACCGACCTA